TTTCAATGGGCAGGGTTGGAAATTAATGAATTTAGAGCATTTAGGGGATGCACTAATTTAACCGCAACAGCAACGGACGCACCTTTAATTACGACTACAACTTTGGACCGTTTCTTCCAAAATTGCCCCAATTTCAATGGAGCAATTGGCAATTGGAATGTGTCGGGTATAACAGATATGCAACATATGTTTGAAGGTGCAACGGCATTTAATCAACCAATTGGAAGTTGGAATGTTTCTAATGTTACTACTATGCAAAATATGTTTAGCCTTTCAACCGCATTCAACCAAGATATTGGAAGTTGGAATGTTTCTAATGTTACTACTATGCAAAATATGTTTAGCAATTCAACCGCATTCAACCAAGATATTGGAAGTTGGAATGTTTCTAATGTTACAAATTTTGTTAACTTCATGATTGGTAAAACTGCCGCCAACTATTCCCCATCAAATCTCGATAGCCTATATAATGGATGGAGTCAGTTAACATTAAAACCAAATTTGACTATTGATTTTGGAAATATATTATACACAACAGCAGGTCAAGCAGGTAAAGATATATTAGATAACTCACCTAATAACTGGACCATAACAGATGGTGGTGTCTTAAGAGCCGAAACTTTTCAGTTTAGTGTTAAGACTGACAATGCGGGAGTATCTACGTCTACTCAGTTCAGAATGCCGTTAATAAGTTCTACGGGATTATATTTCACGGTAAATTGGGGAGATGGTACACCCGTTGAAACCATAACCAATCACACTTTAGCAATTCATACTTATGCAACTGCGGGTACGTATACAATTAGTACGGTTGGCAATCTTAGAAATTGGGCGTTTAATGAAGGTGGTGATTTATTAAAGATGTTAAATGTATTCCAATGGGAAGGTTTGGAAATTAATGAATTTAGGGTATTTAGAGGATGTACTAATTTAACTGCTACGGCAACTGATGCCCCTTTGATTGCTGCGGGTGCATTTTTTGACCGTTTCTTCCAAAATTGCCCCAATTTCAATGGAGCAATTGGCAATTGGAATGTGTCGGGTATAACAGATATGCAACATATGTTTGAAGGTGCAACGGCATTTAATCAAGACATAGGAGGATGGAACGTATCAAATGTGACAAACTTTGGGAGTTTCATGGCGGGAAAAACCGCAGCCAACTATTCAGCCGCAAACCTTGATAGCATATACAATGGATGGAGTTCAAGAGCTGTTAAACCAAATATAAATATAACTTTTGGTTCAATCAAATACAACTCAACCGCACAATCAGGTAAAAATATATTAACAGGTTCACCTAATAACTGGACCATAACAGATGGAGGACAATTATAAAATAGATAATTATGCAAGAAATAAAATACCCAACAGATACAACTTATTTTATAGCATATACCAATAGTAGAGTATGTGCTTGGGGTTCAGTAAATCCCGACCAAGAGATGTCAAGCGGACAACCTAATCTTTATCAAACAACCGATGAAACTCAGTGGTTAACAGAACTACAAAACTTTTATGTAGTTTGGGGTTATCAGTTCTATAATTTAGAAACTGCTGAGACATATAAAATTATGATAAATAATTATTATGATAGTGATGTTGCTGAAGTAAAGTATGCCGAATACAATAATCCCACCTTTTGGTACATAGAGGGTGACTTTACTGAAGCAACCGAAGATGAACCAGAATCATTCCAAGTTTATCCAAATTAATGGATTATAATGCCAAATGCCATCAAATATAATACAAGTGCTGAAACACTAGCGTTGAAAAAAGGAAACTTTTGGATTGGAACTGGTGATGTTGGAAAGGGTCCAACAAACGTAACAGGATACTACAATGGTATCACACCACCAACAGGAGGATTTACAATCTATCTTAATAAAGAGAGTGGTGGGCCATCAATATATACGGTGACAACTGAAGCTGAACTAACAGGATTAACAAACACACTTAGTGTTTCAACAAACTTAATTAAAAACAACAATGGTGGGAATTTTGCTGATGGAACAATAGCTCCATTTACAGGTGCTTACGGAACTCTTCCAACCATAGTTGATATCACAAATGATAAACCATATTATGGTTCAACATCAACCAAAGCGGCAAAATTTGTTGCTGGCGGCGGGATGAATATTTACACCGACCCAAGTCCCTTTACAATGACTGTTGGTGTTACATATACATTTTCATTTTGGTATAGACAAACAAACGCAAATCAGTTTAATATTGGGTTTAATAACCAAGGTGGTAGCGGAGATGTAAATGGTAATTTTCAGGCATATTCGGTTTATGGGTATTTTGCTCCTCCAACTCAAACTTGGCAAAGATGTAGTTGGACTTTTACAAATGTTATTGATAAAGTATATTTTTTTATTTATGACCAATCTTCAGCGGCTGGTTCAGAATGTTTAATGACAGAATTTACCCTAACTGAAGGGTCAATGCCAGGTGGGCCAGGTCTTGCAACATCAGGAAATTGTTTGAATTGGTTTGCTTCAGTACCAACCGATAAAATGATTTTTAATAGAGATTATGAATCTATTGTAACCAGTGGATTAACACTTAATTTGGATGCTGGATTCTCACCTTCATTTGCAACAATTCCTTTAAACTCCAATAATTCTACAGTTACACCTTGGTATGACTTAAGTGGAAATGGTAATAACGGAACGTTGGTTAATGGACCTACATTTAGTTCTGCTAATAGTGGTTCGATTGTGTTTGATGGTGTGGATGATTATGCTACAGTGACTAGTCTAAATTTAACAGGAATTACTGAAAATTTTACATTTATTACAGTAATTAAATTTCCAACATTTAATAACGTTGGTGCTATAGTGTGGCAGGCTTTTAGTAGTTATTGGGCTTTGATGACAAATACTAGTGTTGGTGCAGCTAATTTAACTTTTACTACAAGAGGCACCAGAGGGCAAGCAGCGGTATCATCAACTTTAACAGCGAACCAATGGTATTATGTTGTTTGTAAAAGAGAAGGTGGTGTAAACTCTCTTTATATTAATAATACTGTATACACATACACTAGTGATGTTAGTTTCCCTGGAGATACTTTATTTACAATAGGTACTACTGGAACTTCTTATTGGTTTGATGGAAACTTAGCACTTATCCAACTTTACAACAGAGCCTTATCCGCCTCAGAAATAACACAAAACTATAACGCAACTAAATCAAGATTCGGACTATAATGCCAAACTCAATAAAATATAACGTAAGTACGGAAACACTAGCTCTTAAGAAAGGAAACTTTTGGATTGGCACTGGTGATGTTGGAAAAGGACCGACATCAAGTACTGGTTATTATAATGGAATAACTCCACCAGCAGGAGGATATACAATATATCTTAATAAAGAAACTAGTGGTCCAAGTATCTATACCGTATCGACTGAGTCTCAGTTGGTGTCATTAACCAATACAATTGGGGTTCAAAGTTTTACAACATCAGGTCAATGTTTAAATTGGTTTGCAACACAAACTGACAAGATGGTTTTCAATATTGATTATCCTGCAATTGTTACAGATGGGTTAGCGATGAATATCGACGCATCATTTACTCCATCATATCCCACCATAAATACTGTGTTATATGATGTGAGTCCACGCGGGAATAATGGTGTTTTAATAAATGGACCAACTTTTGGAACCACAGAAGGTGTTTCTTGTTTCAAACTGGACGGTATTGACGATAGGATAGATGTACCTAAGGATTTGGTTGGATTCACACATAATATCCAATACGATATAGATTGGACAATTGAGTGCTGGATGTATATGTACACTCCCGATGCTACACCGCAAACCTATAAATATATATATGGTAATTATAATGGATGTAATTATGATGCATTAAAAGGTAATGCGGCTGGTTTCAGTTTAATTAGTGCTAATGAACCTTCTAATATTTCTTCAAACTTTACATTTGGACCAAGAAACAACCCAGGAGGTAGTCAATGCCCAGGTGTTGAAATTGGATGGAATAATTCTGAAACTGCTTGGGTATATGCATCGGCGGTAAATAAGTGGTGTAATTGGGTAATGACTTCTGATGATGGGACATATTACAAAATTTATGTTAATGGGGTGCAACAAGGGAGTACAAAAACAGTTGATTTTAAAAATAGTCAATCGAGAATTGATAATAATTTAACCGCAACAAGTGATTATAGCTGGGGTGGTAATGTAATAGGATACAATCAAGTTGATTTTACAGTAATGAGAATGTATAATAAACCTTTATCACAATCAGAAATAATACAAAACTATCAAGCAATGTTTCCAAGATTTTTAGGTGAAAATATTGTCACATCGGGATTGGTTTTATATTTGGACGCGGGATATCCCTCGTCCTATCCAACAACAGGAACAACTTGGTATGATGTGTCGGGTTATGGAAATAATGGAACCTTGGTTAATGGGCCAACATATAATTCTGACGATGGTGGGTCAATTGTATTTGATGGTGTGGATGATTATGTAGATATCGGATATAAATTAAACTTATTAAATAACGATATTACGCAGGAAGCGTGGGTTAATGCAAATTCATTTATTAATGGGTGGCATGGTATTATATCTAATATGCCTTCTTGGGGAACAGGTTTTAGTTTACAAATTGGTACTATACAAAATATTGCGGCAATGGTTAGTGGTGTTTATTTAACAACTTCTTGGACTCCATCTTTAAATGTGTGGTATCACATAGTTGCAACACATAGAAGTTCTGATAATTTAAATGTTTTATACGTAAACGGAGTACAAGAAAATACTGTAACAAGAGAAATATCTTATGTTGAGAATGCTGTCACAAAAGTTGGTTTATTCTACACTTATAATGGACTTCCGTTTAGTGGTGATATTGATGTTGTTAGAAGTTATAACAGAGCTCTAACCTCATCAGAAGTACTACAAAACTATAACGCACAAAAATCAAGATTCGGATTATAGTGATATTTATTAATTATGTCAGACCCATATATAGATAGAGAGTTTATGATATTCAACGTTTCAGAGTTGAATACAATTAATTTTAATGAAGTTTTAGAAACTTCAATAGATACTGTTAGAAAATCAGTTGATTTAACCAAAACATTTGTTAAATGGAATGGTTCAACACCACCATGTGTTCAAAACTTAACCACAAGTGAAGGTCCTTACAGTTACAATGAAATGTTAGACATTTTGGCAACGCCAGAATGGACGGACCCAAATCAACTAACAAGATTAATCTAATTTAGTTTTCTTAATTTGATTAAAGGTCTTCATTAATTTAAGACTATCTTGATAGTTCTTTTCAAGACGGTCCAGTTCTTTTTCATCAACCACAGACTCCAATGCATTAGTATATAATTCCTCAGCTTCTTTGATTATTTTTTCTATTGTCTTAATAAGTTTCATATAATATAAATATAGTTTAAGGGTCTGTTTATTTATCTTTCAATATTTCTATTTTTAAAATGTATAAAAACCGACTATCGGGTTATTTATAGTATAATTAAATCAAATTAATGGCAGGACCGTTTTATTATCAAAGTTGTTGTGGGAGTTATATAATTGAGGATACCAGTCCAGGTACCCTCGGTCTTATATATTCTGCGACTAATGACGGAAGTTATTGGACTTGTGTTTCAGGAGGCACCGTACAACAAAATACAACACTTAATTTAGTTCTTGCAGAGGTATGTAGTACAACTTGTTATAATTATTCTCTTCAAAATAATACTGGAGGGGATATTAATTTTGATTGGGTTGATTGTAATGGAACGGTTTATTTAAATAGTTCTTTACTTAATGGTCAGAGTGTTATATTAGACTGCGCTTGTTTATTACCATTCACGAGTGGATATTCTGTTAATTTGGTTGCTGCGGGATTATCCGTAATTAATCAAGGGGCTTGTCCAACTCCTACTCCAACACCAACACCTACCTTAACACCAGGGATAGAACCATTACCATCGGAAACACCAACGGAAACTCCTACGGAAACACCTACTGAAACTCCTACACCTACAATTACAGATACACCTACTCCAACACCTACACCTACTATAACTGATACTCCGACATCAACTCCAACCGAAACTCCTACTGAAACTCCTACAAATACGCCAACTAATACAGAAACCCCAACAGTTACTCCAACACCTGAATTATCACCAAGTGTTACTCCAACTAATACTCAAACACCAACCGAGACACCTACTGAAACTCCTACAAATACACCAAGTGTTACTCCAACTAATACAGAAACCCCAACAGAGACGCCAACAGAAACTCCTACAAATACACCAAGTGAAACGCCTACTCAAACGCCAGGAGCATCTCCAACAGAAACTCCTACAAATACACCAAGTGAAACGCCTACTCAAACGCCAGGAGCATCTCCAAGCGAAACTCCAACAGAAACTCCTACAAATACACCAAGTGAAACGCCTACTCAAACACCAGGAGCGTCTCCAAGTCAAACCCCAACGGAGACTCCAACAAATACACCAACTAATACCGAAACTCCGACACCTACAAATACTGAAACGCCAACTGAAACTCCGACTAATACTCCGAGCGAAACTCCAACAAATACACCAACGAACAGTGAAACTCCGACACAAACTCCGACACCTACAGTTACACCAACTGAACCTTATGACGTTTATCTATTTGAAGATTGTTGTGACCCAACAAATCAGTTTAGAATTGAAAATGTACCAGGAATTTTAAATGTTGGTGAAGTGTGGAATATAACTAATGGTGGATTTACTGGATGTGCAACTGTAATTTCATATTCTGCAATAGGCCCATTATATAGTGGAGGTATTTTTGTTGGACCTTATGTTGATTGTAGTGCATGTGGTAGTTGCCCATCACCAACACCAACACAAACGAGTACTCCAACTCAAACGCCAACATCAACCCCAACACCCACCGTCACACCAACGATAGGTTCTTGTAGTTTAACATATTGTTTTAAAACTACATTACCATCACTTTCAGGTTATAGTGGAAACTATGTTCAAGGTAGTATATATAATACCAAATACACTTATTCTGGTGACGGTGTAAGTACGGGTGTTATATATTATACTGGTGACAGATGGTGTTTAAGTACGTCTTTGGGTGGTACGTGTTTATTAGAAGGGTCATACCCATGTTATTCAGAATGTCCTGATATATCAGCCAATTTATTTAGTAGTGGACCTTGTCCAACACCAACACCTTCACCATTAAATTGTGAATTGTTTAATTTCAATGCTTATTTTGATTGTGATTGGGAGCCAATTCCAACACCAACTCCAAGCGTACCTTGTGATGATGTTAACTTTGACGTAACATCAATGGTGTTAACTCCGACTCCAACACCAACAAGTGTGTGTAATACAAGTTTATCTTTTAGTATTTGTAGTTATACTGAAACAACGCCAACACCTTCAATAACTCCAACATTAACTTTAACAAAAACTTGTGATGTTCAAGGACAAGTGTCGTTTGTAATGTTAAATGAAACCTTTACTTGTGTGTCGGTTAAAGTTCTTGTTGATTGTGTGAGTGGTACTGAATATTATGTAACTGATAGTTTGATTTATAATGGAATACCTATTGTGACAGGTATGACGATGTCAGCATTTATTAATGGATCAAGTCTATGTGTTACTTATGTTAGGGACGATTCAAACATTTCTTCAAATTCAAATTTAACAAGTATTTCACAAATATATTCAACATGTGGTAATTGTATTTCAACATGTCCTTGTTCAACATATTCTATTCAATTTAATGTTAATTGTGGTGAGGCAATAAATTGGACGGATTGTAACACTGGTCTTTCGATGAGTGAAGGTCCTTCTTATTTTAACCAACAATTTTTTGAAAATGGAAGTACCATAAACTTGTGTTCTTGTTCGGTACCGACTTCTGTTTGTCCGATGACAGTTACATTAATTGGTAGCGGTTGTAACTTGCCAAGTGCGACCCCAACTCCAACCCCAACTCCAACCCCAACGGTTACACCAACCACAGTTAATTCTGTTTATGTATATCAAACATGTGGTGGTCAGAATGAATCATATGGGTCTCAAGTACAAGTAATCCAAACTATTCCATCACCAGTAACCAATTCGGTTGGTAGTACTTTCAAAGATTCAAATGGTATTTGCTGGTCATACCTTGGTCAATTTGGTTCTGATTACATTTCACCAATTGGGTATTTACCAATAACATATTCTGGCGATTATTTTGCAACAAGGTTGTTTACTCCACCTACGGTCTATGCTGATTGTAGCACTTGTATTACAACACCAAGTTAATTTTATAAGAAATGGCAATACAAGTAACAATAAATAATATAGTAGGACAACCACCTTATGATATTTACATATGTCAAACAGGAGGAACAAGTTGTTTTTATATGACAACAATTAATTCTACGCCTTATTCTTTTGATATACCAGCACCTTATAATACATCAAGCGCTTATATGTTAAAAGTAATTGATAATAACGGATGTGTTATAACAGGGGAAGAACCCGTTGTGACTTGTTCTTTTATTACTCCAACCCCAACGCCAACAATTACCCTTACACCAACAATAACATCAACACCTACCGAGACTCCAACTAATACACTAACCGCAACACCAGGAACATCTCCAACTGAAACACCAACGGTTACTCCTACTAATACTCCTACATCAACACCTACCGAGACACCTACAACAACCCCAACTCCAACTATTACACCAACCCCAACCGCAACACCACCATGTTGTTCTCAATGGACATATTACTTTAGTGGTAGTACAGGTGGGGTTAATATAATTTATCAAAACTGTGAAAATGTTGCCTCAACCACTCCTGTTTCTGGTTATAGTGAGATGGTACCACAAGTCTTTGGTTGTGTTTACCCTGGAACCACACCATATTTTGACGATACACAATGGGGTGGAGTTTTAACAAATACAAACCAATGTTGTTAAATTATATTTTTTATATTTATGAAATATGATATCATTAAAACAATATAAAATATGAGTCAACTAGTAACAATAACATCAGTAACGGCCAACACTCCAGTAGATATATATTATTGTGATTCTATGAGTGAGAATTGTGTTTATGTATCAACTGTGTCCACATTTCCATACACCTTTGAAGTGTTTCCTCCGTATAATACTGAAAACATTAACTTAAAGATTATTGATAGTCAAAATTGTGAAGTTATCGAAACCATTTTGATAAGCCCTACTCCTACCCCAACAAATACCAAAACACCAACACCCACACCATCAATTACACCAAGCATAACACCTACTAATACCATAACACCTACCATAACACCAACAAATACCACAACCCCAACCGTAACTCCTACAATAACATCAACCCCGACACCAACACCTGTTGTTGTATCACATGCTGTTGGTTCCAACTTATCCGTAAGTTCGGCAAACACTTGTAATGATACGGTTACGATAGTTAATTATTACACTTACATTAGTGAAGCCAATTTAACACCTGTAAATGGTGCGATAGTTTATCAAACTAATGTTAGTGGTACCCTATTCAATCCGTTTAACGGTAATGATAGGTATATTAAAATGGGTTTTGGTGGTAATTTTTATGTAATACAAATAAACTCAGTTGGGGTAATATTGAATTATTCAATATGTGTTTAATATACACAAAAAACCCTAAAATATTATACTTATAATAATATAATAAATTAAATGGCAGGATGTTTTGAATGGTATTGGGAAACCATCACCAATAGTTCGAATATAACTTATAGAGATTGTCTTGGGAATAATGTGACCTTTTTTGCAACATATCCAAGCTCGGGTACCATATGTGTTTTAGATGGGACTACTCCGACATATGCAACACCAGGTTCGAATTTGTTGATAAATACATTAACTGCTTGTTCTTCACCAACGCCAACACCTACAAGGACACCAACTCAAACTCCGACTCAGACAAAAACACCAAGTCAAACACCAACAAATAGTCAAACACCATCGACAACTCCAATTATCTGTGGTAGTGGAACTACAACTGGAAATTATTACTATACTGATTGTTGTGGTAATTTAATACAGGGGACAACTGTTGGCCTTATAGTTTCTATTGATTATACCAAACCATACAATGGTGTTGTTAAGTTAAATGTTCCGGCAACAACAGTTTGTTCAACCCCAACACCGACTCCAACACCAACCTTAACTCCAACAATTACACCAACACAAACAACAACGCCAACATCAACTTTAACTCCAACACCAACAAATACTCCAAATGTTACACCAACATCAAGTGGAGTTTTCGCATTAAAAAATGAATGTGATGTTTTTACTTTATTTGATATGGGTGTTCAATGTTATCCAATTACAATACCAACCTCACAAACATCAAGTGATGGTATTTTGGCGGTTCAAGTTACAGGTGGGACTGCACCATATTCATTTTATTGGGAAGGTGGACAAAGAACTCAGACTTTAGTTGGAATACCTCAAGGTAGTTATGAAGTTATTGTTGTTGATTATTATGGTGATTATAGTTCGACAACAGTTTGTAATCTATTCCCACCATCTCCTACTCCTACAAATACAACAACACCAACGCCAACGGTTACACCAACGCCTGTTTATCCTGATTTATGTTTAATATATGTTAGTTCAACAATTAGTTATGGACCAATTCAATTTACTTTGAATGGTTTTTACAATAATAAACCTACTTGGACAGGAATTTATGATAACAGTCAATTAGATGTTGAATGGTCAATACAAAATTCAAGATGGGAAATCATAGGGTGGTCTTTCACACCAGGAATTCCTGTTAGTGTTAATTCTTCTAATATACCTGATAGTGGATGGTCAATGGCTGGAGGTCAACAAGCGACTCTGTCAATGACCACAGGAAATTGTCCTAGTTACATACCATTAATGTCGGTACCAACAGTACAAAATCAAACTTGTCCTGCAAATCTTAACGGTTCAATTACATTAATGACAAATTATGGAGTACCTCCATATGAATACTCAATTAATGGTGGTAATTCATATCAATCAAGTAATGTATTCCAAGGATTAGGTTCTTCAACATATACTGTGATTACAAGAGATTCTGCAACTCCAACAAAAAATACTTTAAGTAATACTGTGTTGGTTACAACATTAGGTGAAAATCTTAATTATAGTCTTGAAGTGGTTGTTGATAACGTTGTGAATTTAGGGATTGGTTCTCAATTGGCTAGTTGGAGAGTTAATATAACTCCTCCGTTACCAGTTGGAACCACAATATCTTTTGTGTTATCGGTTAACGAGATTAAAACGTATTATTCACCAGGAACTGGAACCATAAATGGAACAACTGTGGTTAAGTTTAATAATAACATTTTAAACTCGTATCTTTCAGGATTTACACCTTTAGTTGAATCACCAAGAGAGTTCTGTTCACCAAATACACAATCAGCCACCACAACATCTGCATTTTATTCGACAAACTTACAAAACCCTCAACAACTTCAAAGAGTTACAATGGGACATGGTGATGTTGTGTCAGGAACTTCATTATCTGAGTTAAATATAACTGAAGGTGCGGTAGGTTTTAATTCATGTATAACTAAACTTGAACAAAGTATATTAGTGTCTACTTCATCGGCCACCATTACAGGTGGTGTTTGTAATAGTATAACAAATAACCCACAGTCACAAGGAATTAATAATCATACAATAGTATTAGGTCAGAGTACGAGTGAAAACTAAAAGTTTTAAAAATAAAATAGAATAAGAATATTTATAAAAAATGTCATACATTATAAAAAATACATCAGGATTAATTAACACCAGACTAACTGATGTTGGAAGAAGAAACATATCGCTGGGAAGCTTTAATATTTCTTATTTTCAAATTGGTGATAGTGAGGTTAATTATAGTGCGGTTCCAAACTACAATATAGTTAATAATAATATTTTAATGCCAGCCTTTAATGCTCAAAACGATACTGGTACACCACGTTCAAATAAACAAAACATTAAATACCCGTATTATGTTCAAGGCGGTGCAGGTAATACGTATGGTATTCCATTTTTAGATAGCCAATTCCAATCTGTTTATAATTCGGCAGGTGTTAAGGGATTTTTTACAACAGGAGTAACGTCAGCACAAACAAGTTCGGCATATACCGTAACATCAAATTATTTGGTAGATATGACAACTTTATCGGGTCAAACATCGATAGATATTACACTAGACTATTGTGCTGCAACAACTGGAACACCTTCAATAAATGACTACATTACTATATTCTTTGACCCTAATGGTGGTTGTGGTGATTTTGGAACATATCCAATTTTAACTTACAGAATTCAAGATATGAGTCCATCAACAGGGACTACAGGTACAACAGGTTATACTTTAACTTTAGATAGAAGTGTTCCTGATTACAGTGTAGTTGCACCTTCAGGAAGTATTGCAAGGGTGTTAATTTATCCATCTGGTATGACTCAACTATATGATTCTATAACTCCAGCACCTTATTGGCAAACAGACACACTTAATTTTGAGTCTCCTTGTGATGTGACAAATCGTGAAAATACGTTAGTTTGGAATATGAATATTCCATGGTCTGTAAGCCCTGCGGGTGTTTTTAGTAACCAATATGAAGATTATACTCAGTACGGTTCAGTTTCTTATATTGGTACAAAAGAATATTTGGGATATCAAGAGCCAAGTGGACAAACAGACACTAGTTTAGTTTTTTATTATAATTCATTTGACGAAAGAATAATAGTACCTCCAGCACAACAAAAGGCTATTGGTATTATACACTATACTAATCAATCAATCGATAATGTTTATGGTGAAAAATTTTCAACTACACCTTTTGACCCACAAAATCCAACAGATAGTACTGGTTTAGCAAGACATTTTAAGATAACATTACCTACATTAATGTGGCACAAATCTACAGGTGGTACTATTGGTGAAACATTCTATATAGACCCTCCAGGTTACGATAATTTATGTGTACCGTTCTATATTAAGTCTACTAAAAACATTGACATGAATGACCCTGGTATTAGGTATTATCATTTATGGGATACAAATCCTGATAGTAACGGAAATCTAAATAGAATTGGAAAAGTTTTCCCTGATTCACAAATTGTTGTTATTGACGATGAAGAAGTAATTGCAGCAATGTCCTACAAGGCAAATAGAAATTGGACAATACCTGCACCAAAGTTATCTTTATTAACTCCAAACACTTGTTTTTCAAACGGACAAAGTGCTACAGGTTTATTATCGAACGATACTCAAAAAATGTGGGTTACATACAGATTAGATTCTACAGGATTTACGAATTCATTACATTGTAATTATTATTCAATGATTACAGGACCTACAACAGGTTGTACAACTGATTCGCAAAACGTAGCGGTTAGATTTGGAAGTGAATTCCCTTTCTTATCTGACGGAAGTTTTGGTGATGGAACACTCACAGGGTTTTCTGCAAATTCTTTAAAATTAATTTGTCAAATTGTAATAGGAGATGCTCAACCAAGTCCAACAAATTGGAAAGAGATTGATGTTACTAATGAAATTAGTGGTTCAACAATCAATGGTTATTTAACCGTAAGTGGTATTACAGGTAATACGTTCCAAATTACAAGTGACTTGTATAATAATGCTAGTCTTTATGATTTGTCGGATTACATTGATATACCAACAAACGGACAAACTGATATATTGAATTTTGGTGACGAATATTATTTTTATGGGAACTTAGAAAGTGATATAACTGCAACCATTTATGAGATGAGATATCTTATAAATCTTGGAAGAAATCAGTTTACTAATACATCAAATCCTACATGGACTTCAGGAACAACTTCATATGTTACTGAAATTGGTCTTTACGATGCAAATAAAGACCTTATAGTTATATCTAAGCTACAATCACCTGAGTTAAGGCAAGGTATTCAACAGTATGTGGTAAAACTTGATTTTTAGGGTTACACTTCAGTACTAACTACTTTTGTCGTAATTATGATATTTATAATTATGACAAAAGTTTTTATTTATATTTTAATTGACCCACAATCAAAACAACTCCGATATGTTGGAAAAACAACAGATATTAATCGTAGATTGAGGAGGCATATTAGTGAAAGGGTTTTACATGATAGTTATAAAGATAGGTGGATAAGAAAATTAATTGATAATAATTTTTTACCACAAATTGAGGTTATTGATGTTGTAGATAAATCTGATTGGGGTTATTGGGAAAAATTTTATATTTCGTATTTCAAGTATATTGGATGTGAATTAACCAACGGGACTATTGGTGGTGATGAACCACCATCAACAAAAGGAAGGAAACATACTTCAGAATCAAAGTTAAAAATGTCTGAAACTAAGAAAGGTAAACCAATTCCTTGGCTTAATAATGGTCTTGAAAGAACTGAAACACATAAAAAAAATTTATCCAAATCGTGTAAAGGTAGAAAATCACCAAATAAAGGAAAAACATATACTGAAAAATTCAAAAAAAGATTATCTAACGCATCAACAGTTAAAATAAAAGTTAGACAATTAGATTTGAATGGTAATTTAATTAAAGTTTGGGAATCAATCGCATTAGCACAAAACTCTTTACAAATTAGACATATTTCCGAAGTTTGTAGAAATGTTCGTAATCATAAAACCTCAGGAGGGTTTAGATGGGAATATGAAAAATAAAAAAGATATTAGAACAAAAATGAATAAAAATAAACTTAATCAATCCCCCAAGGTATTAGGGTTAGATGTGTCAACTCGTACAATTGGTGTTGCATTATTTGACATCCAAACAAAAGAACTTTTAGAATTAACACACATTTCTCCTGTACCTAAACCAAAGGTTGAAAATAAAATTGAAGAACTTATTCTTAAAGGACACATCTTTAGAAAAAAACTTGAAGATTATGTTGGAATGGGAATCACAAATGTTGTGATTGAGGAACCACTTTTAAATTCTAATAACGTATATACCGTTGGAACCTTAATGAGGTTCAATACCTTGGTATGTAAAGAAGTCTACGATGTTCTTGGAATCGTACCTGAATTCATCTCAACTTATAATTCAAGAAAATTTGCCTTCCCCCACCTTGTACAACAAAACGATAAAGGAAAATTCGTTTTATTTGGTGGTCTTCCAAAAGACATAGACAAGAAAGTCGTGATATGGGAATTAGTAGCAAAACGCGAACCACAAATCTTGTGGCAATACACCAAAAACAATACCCTCAAAAAAGAAAATTTTGATTCTACTGATGCTTATTGTGCCGCACTCGGTTTAATGAAAATGAAAGAAATTTGGTAATTCCAAATTTTTGCCTATCTTTGCTAAATGGGAGTAAATGGTAAATGTATTCGTGATGATGATTCAAAGGTAATTAAGAAATTACTCAAAAAGTTTTCTAAAAAAGAAATTACACCTTTTAACGATAGGTTAAGAGGGTCATTCTATATTGTTGGTTTTAGAAAATACGATTTTATTAACGAAGTTGATATTGAGTTCAATGGGGAAATACGTGCTAGATATAATTCATTCGAAGAGCATAGTTGGTTTAAATCTGACATATATAATAAATCTGGAGTTTCTAAAATCAAAGTTACTAAACTAATTAAAAGTGCAATTTTTAATGAGGTTAAAGACCAAGCGGCTTATTTTGGAATTAAATTAAGATATGTTGAGGAAATAAAAAAAATTAATTGGACATAAGATAATTATGTTTAATATGGTTCTTTTTAAAAAAATTTTAATAAAATTATTTATTACTCATTTAATCATTTTGGCAATAATCTTTATGATTATTTTTATGGTTGAATATGAGTTATCTGAGGAAACCCCACTTAAAAAATGGTGGAGGAAGTATATTATAGGAAATGATCCTGAAGAATAGATTTGTCGTAAATTTTTACTATATTTGAGACATGACAGAAGAGGTAGAGGTTTTAGTAGAATTACTTAGGGATGTTTTAGGTAACGAAAAACAACACTATGAATCTAAGGGTCAAATATCATTTGACTGCCCTGTCTGTGCAGCTGAAAAAGGATTGGACAATGGTGATGGTAAAGGAAACCTTGAGATTAACTATTCTAAACACGTATATAAATGTTGGTCATGTGGTGAGACATACGGAACTCAAGGACCATTAGGTAAATTATTTGATAAACATGCCACCAAAGCCCAAAAGAAAGTTTATAACCTAATCAAACCTGAGGAGTTAAAACAACAAGATGCCAAGAAACCAAAATTAAAATTGCCTGAGGGATATACGACCTTTGAGGACTCCAACCCAAGATTTATTCCACATATTGAGGCTTACCGATACCTACAATCAAGAGGTATTACAGATGAGATAATCAAAAAATATAAGATAGGTTATACCGCTACTGGTGATTTTGCCTACAGAATCATCGTTCCTTCATTTAATAAAGAGGGTACGTTGAATTATTTTGTTGCAAGGTCGTGGGTAAAAGGTAGGATAAAATATAAGAATCCAACCGCGGCGAAAGATGAAATAATATTCAACGAAGGTATGATTGATTGGAATAAAGATGTATATTTGGTGGAGGGGGCATTTGACGGATTCTTTTTGGATAACTCTATTGTGATGTTGGGTAAGAAGATGAGCAAGTTATTGTTTGAAACTCTATACTTGAACGCCAAGGGTAACGTGATTATATGTCCTGATGGCGACGCTTGGAAAGACGGATTAAAACTATACCACGAATTAAATGGCGGAGTGTTATATAACAAAATAAAAATAATAAAATTGCCGATTGATAAAGACATCTGTGATATAAGAGGACAAATTGATGAATACTACTATGAAATTAAATGATATTGCGAAAGAGATAAGGGAGATTATTTCTCAAAAACAAACCGAGCTCGGTTTATCGTTTGAGGAAGAAAACCACATCTATACCATGAATGGTAGGACAGACTACCCGTCAGTATCTAAGGTATTAAAGAAATTCTATACAGAGTTTGCGACCGAAGAAATCGCTTTAAAAGTTGCGGGTGGTGACCCACAACGTCAACAAGAACTTATTGAAGAATGGGCTGCGGCAGGAACATACTCAACCAATATGGGAAGTCGTGTTCACTTTGTATTGGAGAGTGATGTTATCAAACGTAACGGAAACTACAAACAAGTAAGACAACCTGAATTCAAATGTGACTTGAGTCAGATTATGAAGGGGGACAATATGATTGTTGCTGGCAAAAAATATCTTGACTTGATGGAAGAAAGGGGGGCGATACTACTCGATACTGAGATGGTCTTGGGTCACCCTGAATTAGGGTACACGGGTCAGCCCGACAAAGTTTGGTTGATGATGAATCGTGACAAAAGTGAATATGGAATTGTCATTACCGATTGGAAAACAAACAAAAAAAAGAACTTTGCCTCCACAAACTATACAAAGAAAATGTTAAAACCATTTGAGAAATATGACGATACCGCACTTGGTCACTACTATGTTCAATTACCACTTTATGGTAAGTTGTTATTAAAAATGTTGGAAGGCACAAAGTATGAGAACATTAAACTATATGGTTGTGTAATATCTCATCTAAAAGATGATAGTTTATATGATGAATACAAAGTTCCTCAAGACATTGTGAATATCATTATGGGTATAGATGTCAAACAATATTTGACAAATCAGAAATAAAGAATTAAACTTATCAAAAATTATATTATGACTAAACTATCAAAATTTACTTATGCTATTATGTTAGCAGTATCATTAATTACAATTACAACCAATTTAATCACATCCGAGTATAACACTGTTATAATGGCGACAGGGACTTTATGTTGGGTTGGGGTTGCGTTTATGATGGAATTACAATGTATTAAACTACAAAAACAAATAGACGAATTAAATGGAAACAATTAAACCAAAAGTTAACTTAAGAGAATGTGAGACAACCAAATGTGATGCTTGTAATAGTATCTACTTTAGAGAAGTAATTTACATCAAAAAAGTGTCAAAATTATTGACAGGTTCCGCTGAGGACACAACAGTACCATTCCCAATTTACAAATGTGATGAGTGTGGTCACATTAACAAAGGATTTAATCCTTTTGAGGATGAAGAGGAAACAAAACTAACATTAAATGATTAAGAGATTAGTACATTTTTCTGATTTACATATCAGACTGTTTAAAGACCATGATTTATATCGTGGGATATTGGAAACTGCATTAAAGGAGTGGGCATCCATCCGACCTGACCGTATTGTGTTCACGGGAGACTTGGTACATTCAAAAAATCAGATGACGCCAGAACTGGTTGAATTCGTTGCTTGGGTGTTATCTGAATGTGCTAAAATTGCCAAAACTGTTGTTATTATTGGGAACCATGATTTCTTGGAGAACAACAATACAAGGTTGGATGCGCTCACTCCTATAATTGATTCTTTGAAGAATGATAACATTACTTATTTAAAGAATCGTGGAGTTTACGAAGATGATAATGTAAATTGGTGTGTCTACTCTTTAATGGAACATAACATTCCACCTGACATTCAAAAATCAGATAAGAAAAACATTGGATTATTCCATGGACCTATCCAAGGACTATACACTGATATTGGGTATAAGTTTGAAGATGGATTTGATGTAGATAAATTCAGTGGGTGCGACTTAGTATTATGTGGAGACATTCACAAACGACAAGTGTTTGATATCCCTGGTAAAAAGAAAGCATATATGATTGGTTCAACCATTCAACAAAATTTTGGTGAGAAGATTACCAAACATGGATATGGTGTATACGACCTTGAATCAGACCAATATGACTTTATTGACTTACCAAACCCTAAACCGTTTTTATCATTCTACATCAACTCAATAGATAACTTGGTTGAAGGAACTGAAAAACTTGTTAACTACTAAGATGAACATCACCCTTGAACTTGATTCAAAACAATACAAAGACCTAACAAGATACTGCGAACTGAATAAGTTCGTACCAGAAGATATTGTTAAGAAATCGTATTTGGAGGGGTTTACGATTGAAAAGTATGGTTTGTTGAGTAAAACGGGTGGAGAACAAGAAAAACGGGTGGAAATTGAGGTAATCCGAGAAAAACGGGTGGAAATACCTGTTGAGGTTATCAAAGAGGTAGTTAAGATTGAGTACGTGGAGGTTCCTGTTGAGGTAATTAAAGAAGTATTTGTGGAGGTTCCTGTTGAAAAAGAGGTGGTCAAAGAGATTCCTGTTGAAGTCGTTGTCACAAAAATAGAATATATTTGTGACAACACACAAGAGAATGAACTGTTGTTAAAAATACAACAGTTGGAATCGGAAGGGCGAGAATTTTCCACTAAAACGACAGAAATGGAAAATATCTTCCAAGATAAAATGTCTAAAAAGGAGCAAGAACTAGATGAACTTAGACAAGAACTAGACAAACAACTAGATAGACCACCTGTTGAAAAGATAGTGGAAGTGGTCGTAGAGAAGGAATCAACCAACAATTCTTTGAAACCGAAGTTAGACGCGTTACAAACAACTTTAGCTAAAGTTAGACAGGAAACGTTGGAGAAAGACAAAAAAATAAGAGAATTGGAACAGACAATTCAAGAGATTCAAAAGTTCCAAGACAATAAACAAGCCGTCTATTTAAAAGGGTCAAACCTTGACGATAAACTATATAAATAAAAAAAAATATGATAACACAAGAAATTTTAGACACATTTGTCTATGAAACACCAGCGGGTTCATTTATTGTAATAGACCCAACAGAACAAGATGGAGCAATTGGTTTTTACCCAACAAAGGAAGTTGCTGAGGGTGCTTTTAAACAGTACATTGAAAATGAGGGAATAATTTTCGAATAAGATATGGTACAATTATTAGTATGGATGATTATGGCTTATGGGATAAGCAACATCTTAGTTTATGGTTCAATCTTTAACGGACCAAGAAATTTCATTAACAAGTGGGGTTCTAACCCAACCGCACCATTCCAAGGATTTGGAGAGTTCTTATCAAAAATGTTGGCATGTATGATGTGTTGTTCAGTTTGGGTTGGATTTTTTTACGGAATTTTCTTATATTCACCTGTACACGAATTACTCGGAGTAACCGATATGGTTTCATGGTTCTTTGACGGTATGTTGGCTTCAGGGTCAGTATGGGCAATCAACGCAATCGTTGAGTGGTTTGAAGAAAATAGACCTAAACAAAATTAAAAACAGACAAAATGGGAAAATCAAAAAAAAGGGGCGGTGAGACCGCACACAGAAAAAGGATTGCCGCGAGAAACCAAGAAAATATAGGTCGACAAAACGCAATACAAAAATTATTTAACGAGTCGATGAAGACTCAACTTGAAGAATTAAAAAAACAACGTGAAGTTGAAATGTCTGGTGACACTCAAATAAAATTATAATGAAATGGGATTTATTCAATCCAATACCAACGTACAACTATAAACACATGGAAACAAAGTTAGATATTACAACTTTGGAGAATCCTTATATCCAAGTCATTTGGGAAGATACTCCAGAAAACTTCACACAAGAACGAATCAAGTCGGTTAAGCAATATTTCCAAAAGAAATATGACTCAACCAACATCAACGTCATAACAAAAGTTAAGACAACAGAAGAGACGCAACAAACAATTGATGTTTCAGTTAATATCATGGATAAGAACTACCAAAAAGAACTTATCAAATCATTGTTGGAATCCAAAGGTCAAGACCAATATTATGACCAAGTGATGAACATTGATTCTGCAGTGGAGAATAGAATGTTGGCTAACGAAGTTGAAGTAACACCATTTAAAAGGTGGTACATTAAGAAGATTGAATTCAGTAACTTCTTATCTTATGGTGAGAACCAAGTTATTGATTTTGATAAATGTAATGGTATTACGGTTGTTGAATCCGACCCACCAAACTTTGGAGGTAAAACTGTTTTGACGGTAGATTTATTATTATTCCTATTCTTTAACACAACGACAAAAACACAGAAGGCAGAAGAAATCTTTAATAGATTTACAGATATCAATAAGGTTAGTGTTAAGGGTGACATCGTAATTGATGGTGAGGAGTATATCATTGCTCGTCAGATTGAAAGAAAGAAATCCAAAGCAGGTGAATGGAATGTTAAAACTGAGTTAGAGTTTTTCAAGAAACTTGCTGATGGTCAACTTCAAAACTTCACGGGAGAACAACGTAGGGAGACCGAGAACTTCATGAAAACATCTATTGGTAGTATGGATGACTTCTTAATGACTATCGTCACCACAGCGTCTAATCTTGAGGATTTGTTGGAAGCAAAGCCGACCGCTCGTGGTCAGGTGTTGAGCAGATTCTTGGGTCTTGAATTCTTAAAAAAGAAGGAAGAAACTGGTAAAGAAATTTACTCAGAGTTTTCAAAAGGTATGATGTCAAATGTGTATAACACAGAATCATTGAAACAAGACAATGAGACATCAACCGAAGAAATCCAACGTCTTAAGAACGAGATTACAGATGCCAACACCAAAATCACGGATGTTGATTTGAGATTACAAAAAGGTCAGGACTACAAAGACAACTTGTTGAAGTCAAAGTACACCGACATTGACCAAGAGTTAATTGTATTGAACCCAATTAAATTACAGGGGGATATCACAGACCTTGAGAACTCAAGTGAAAGAATCAAAGGTCAAATCAACGAGGTTAAGATTGTGGAACCAAAAGAGTTTTATCATGAAGATAAACACGATGCGGTTAAAGAGGTTATCAAATCAAGGTTTGCTGAACTTGTTACCAGTGAAAACAAAGTTGAAGAGATTGAAGACCTTGTTGGAAAATACGGTGATGGTATTCAATGCGAACATTGTGGTATCAAACTCATGGAGGCCGAATTAACCAAGAAGAAAATTGACCAACTTGATGGATACAAAAAACTTGTTAAGGATTTCAAAAAAGAAATAAGTGATTATGAAAAGAAAGAACAATCATTTACGCAACTCAAGAAAGACTTTGATGAGTACGAAAGAAACAAACTTATCAAAGAGAAGTATGAGTTATCATTGGAATCAAATGAGTTGAAATTGGGTCAAGCCAAAGACAAACTTAAACGATACGAAGAGGTTCAAGACAAGATTAAGAAGAACAACGAGGTTGATGCTCAACTTGTTAAAGCTGGATTGAGAATTGATGAATTGATTAACGAGAAACGTGGATATGAAAGAGTCCAAGCGACAAACCAAAATCAAATTGAAAACCTTCATGCTCGTATTGAAAAAAACAATGGTATTATCTTGAAAATTGCCGAAGAGTTTGAACGTGAAAAGATTTACAAAATCTACGTTGATGTGTTTGGAAAGAACGGTATCACCAAGATGATTATGAAAACCATGATGCCGTTGATTAACTCCGAACTTCAAAGACTCCTTCAGGACTCTTGTTTCTTTAACTTGGAGATTCGTATTAACGACAAGAACGAGGTTGACTTTATTATGGTTGATAACGGAACAGGAATTGAAAAACCAATGACCGCTGGTTCAGGATATGAAAAGACAATTGGAGCGTTGGCAATTAGGGCAGTACTTTCCAAAGTGTGCTCACTTCCAAAACCAAACATATCAGTTTACGATGAGACTTGGGGGAAGGTGTCTAACGAAAACTTGGAAATGGTTGGAGACTTCTTTATGAAGTTAAAGGATTATTTTGAGAAAATCTTCGTAATATCGCATAACCCACTCATATCAAATTGGGCGGATAATGTGGTTAGAATTAACAAAACAGATAACATTTCAAAAGTCTCACAATAGTGGGACTTTTTTGTTTAAAAAATTTTTATTATCTTTGTAGTCTAAATAATAAACCATGATCTTAAACCAAAACCAATTATTTAATGCTCAGGAAACTTTAGAAGACTTTAAAGTTTTACTTATAAGATATCAACAAGTTAAAAATGATGAAAATAAATTAAGGGCTTTTTTTGTTAGAAATAGAAATCCACTTTGGGATTTGACAGGATGTAAATTTTATAAGACAGGGTTATTGTCTAAAGAGGCTAAAAAGTTAGACAAGAAAGATTTGGTAGACGACCACTACATTCAAAGAAGTAAGGGACTTAAGTTTGTATTTGCGGAACTTGAAAAAGACCCAAATATGAGTTTGGAAATGTTTATTAACATTGTTAAGAAGTATTCCTCAACAGTAAAACTATCTAAAGAAGAGCATGTAAAAGTTACATCTTTCGCTAAGAAGAATCCTACTTATTTAAATTATGAAACTTATTTGGCTTGTGGAATTAAAGTTGATGGGTTATCGGATATTATTTTAAAATAATTGGTTATTCTAAGAAAGTTTAAATAAATTATTGTATCTTTGTCAAAACAATTAGAATGAAAAAATACCTATTAACAATATTCGGAGAATTTAAATCCGATGAAATTTGTAAAGAAATTGCAATTGCCTTAACACCAGTGGTTGATTCACCAAACCTTAAGTTTCAATTTACGAAAGGTGTTTTAATTTTTCACTTTGCTTCTGAAATGGACATGAGTGATATACATGAGTACTTGGAAATGACATCTTATGATTTATATGAGTCATTCATTTTGTCAGAGTATACTGACAAAGTGTCAGTTTTTATGACAGAGGAAAACAAGAAACATTTGTTTAATTTGGATAAAAATGATACTAATAATGGTATTGAATTGGTATTAACACCTAAGAATGGTATTCAGTATATGGATGAGGATGAAGATGATGAGTTCGTGGCACTTCTTTTGAATGAAGTTAAGAATCACATAAAGACCCCAACTTTAGATCAATTACTTGAAAAAATTAAAAATGAAGGAGTTGGTAATCTAACACCATTTGAAAAAGGAACCTTAGATAACTACAGTAAAAATTAATATATGAAAGAAAAATCAACAATACCAATTAACCAAGAAGAAATTACGGGATATCTTAAAGACATCCGCAAACTACGAGTAATGACACCTGAACGTGAGAGAGAACTTGCGGAAAGAATGTTATCGGGTACCACAACTGAAACTGAGAAAAAACAAATTTATCAAGAGTTGTTGGAGGGTAATCTACGTTTTGTCATCACTGTTAGTAAACAATATCAGAATCAAGGATTAGATTTATCTGACCTTATTGCTGAAGGTAATTATGGTTTGATGAAGGCAATTGAAAATTTTGATTGGACGAAGAGGTTGCGATTCATATCTTATGCTGTTTGGTGGGTTCGTCAATCAATCTTGCAGTCACTAAACGAAAATGCAAGGACCATTCGTCTACCTGTTAATGTGGTTCAAGAACTGCATAGAGCCAAAAAAGAAATGGATGCTGTTGGTGTTGAACTCCCTGAAAAGTTTTCAACATTACCATATACCATTAACTACGACAACCCACTTAATGAAGACGGTGATACATTGTTGGATGTTTTGAATAATCCAAATGCCGAACTTGCGGATGCTAATTTATCAAGTGAAGAAACATTAAAGGAAAAGTTATTGGAAATGTTGAATGTTTTGGATAACCGTGAACGTATTATCATTGAAGATTATTTTGGTCTATCAGGTAATACTAGAACATTAGAAGATATTGGCGGTGACTTTTCTTTAACTAAAGAAAGGGTAAGACAAATCAAGGAAAAGGCTTTACGAAAACTACGAAACGAGACTGGTAGTTTATTCGATTATTTGTAAAACTAATTTAAGGGTGTATTTATTAAGTACACCCTTTATATTTAGGGTAAATTTAAAAATAAAAACTATGAAAAATTTTATACAAAAAAACTTTACAGTTATTGTACTGGTAATTGCATTACTTAGTTTCTTCAAAAGTTGTGGAGACGGAAGAGAGTTAGCTAAAATAAGAAAAGAAATTGAAGCGATTAAAGATTCGACTTACACTAAAAAAGAATTAGATAAAGAATTGAAAATTATGGGATTGGAATCAGAAAAAAGAATGATTCAAGCGACTGATAGAAAATTATTGGACGTTCAAAGACAAACTCAAATTGAAGAGGAAATTAAAAAACTAACTTCAAAGTAATATGAATTGGATTCAAAGAAATTTTAAAAAAATAATTTATGTTGCGTTCTTGGTGCCGATTTTAACGGTGGCTGGTGTGTCAATATCCCACGTAACTTCTTGGTATGGTTTATCCAATCCATTTAGTTGGGCAATTTATTTGTCTGTAGGTATTGAGATTGCTGCCTTGTCAGCACTTGCTGCAATATCAGCTCAGATGGGTAAAAAAGTATATTTCCCATTCGGGATTGTAACCCTTATTCAGTTTATTGGTAATATCTTTTTTGCTTATCAATACATTGATGTAAATTCACAAGCATTTAAAGATTGGATTGATTTGGTTGACCCAATTGTTTCTTATCTTGGTGTTGAATCAGGCGACCCTGTTGGTCATAAAAGATTCTTGGCATTATTTGCTGGTGGTATGTTACCAATTATATCATTGTCTTTTCTTCATATGTTAGTTAAATTTGAAGAAGAAGAAAAGAAAGGTGGTAATAATTTATCACAACCTGTTGTTGGTATAGATGAATTGAGTATTGAAGCAGGTAAAAGAGAAGCTGAAATTGAAAAAGAAAAATATACACCAACTCAAGAAGATTTAGAAAGACTTGAGAAGGAACTAATTAGGGTTAACGAACAAAAGTTTGGAAGTTTAGTTGAACAAATCCAAACAGAACCGATTGAAGATCCGGAGATTAAAAGATTAAGTTACATAAGAAGAGATGCTTAATATTGAAAAATACGGAAACTTCAAAACTACTGGCAAACAAAAAAAGAAAAAACAAATCATCTTGTGTCATACTTCAAGGGAGGTTGAGGAATACTTAGCCTCCCTTAAATATAGATACAATTCTACGTACGATAAAATCCCAAACTACGTCATAACCAAAAATGGAACAGTTTTACAACTGTTACCCAACAACGGATATACCAATTTTTTTACTGAAGACAACATAAACAAAAACTCAATTGTGGTTTGTTTAGAGAATTTAGGGTGGTTAGAAAAGAAACCGCTAACAACCTATCATATTAACTGGAAAGGAAGTATTTATAATCAACAGGTTTACGAGAAAAAATGGAGGGACTTCTTCTTTTGGGAACCATACACAACCAATCAGATTGAAAAAACTGCTGAGTTATGTGGTTACCTGATAAATGAATTCCAAATTAAAAAAAATTGTGTAAGTCATAACACTAAGATTGACGGTGTTGAGAATTTTGAAGGAATTGTTTCAAGAAGCAATTTTAACGAAAAATACACAGATTTAAATCCATCATTTAACTTTGAAAACTTTACAAAACTAATAGAAAATGGGTAATTTACATAACGACAGGTACGACGAAATAAAATCGTTGATTAAAAAATCAAAAATGTTATTTGAGCAAGATACTCAAGATAACATGGCGGCAAGTATTGAAAGTAGAATAGAACAAGATACTGAATACGAGACCGCGGTAGATGACAAGGAAGAAGGTGAAACTCAAACACCTAAGGATAAATCACAAAAATATAGAATATCAGGTGGTATTTTGGCCTTACATGGTAAAGGCAGAAATGATTTGGATATTACAACTGACGAAAAAGTTGCATTCCAAGAAACCATGGATGAATTCGTAGAGGAAGTTTCTGACTTGGCCGACTTTAATACATTAAATGTTTATACAAATAATGTTGATTGGTCGGGTAAAATCATTGACCAAGATATTGAGTTCACATTCACAATTGGTGAAAACAGTGGAATCTATATTAACGGTGAAATGATGAAGGTTGATGAAGATTTCTTAGATATGATAAATAAACTTCAACAATTTTACCAAAAATTTAAATCTAAATGGGGTAAAGTTTTGGCAAATAGAAAGAAAACTAAAGAATCACCAAAATAATGGAAACAATTAAAAATTTTGTAATTAAAAATTATGATACAATCTTATCGGCACTGATAATATTGTTTATATTGTATTGGGCTATGACTATGTCAAACACAAGTACAATGAGCGCTATTGATAAAGCTAAACTTGATTCATTAACAAACGTTGTTAATGAACTTAACAAAGAACAAGATATCTTAGAAGATAAAATTGAACTTATTGACGAAGAAGTTGAAAAGATTGATGATAACATTTCAAAGATAAAAACAAATAAAACAAAAACAGGAAAAAAATATCATGAAGAAATTAATCGTGTTGATAAGTATTCTGAGCCTGAGCTTGACGGCTTTTTCTCAAACAGGTACAAATAATCAACCAACTAAATGTTTTCCTATACCAGTTGTTAAGCAAATCACTAAAGATTTAATTAGCGGTGATTCTGCTAAAGCTCAGTTAAAATTAACAGAACAACAATTGTTAGAAACAGAAAACAAAGTTGTTATGAAAGATAGTGTTATAAGTTTATTAAGGGTTAAAGAAAATAACTATCAAACAATCATTGGCGCTCAAGACCAAAAATATTCAATCTTAGAGGACCACACAAAGAAAGTGGAGTTAAATTTAAAAAAAGAAAAAATCAAAAATAAATTTACATCTGGTTTGGCCGGCATTGCCATTTTAACATTAACCTTTTTATTAATAACAAACTAATGGCACTTACATCAACCGAAAAAAACGAAATTGAAGTGATGATTCGTAAAGAGATTAGAAACTTTATGGACAATAACACAATTAAACAATTTGAAGACAAATTATTAGACAGAATCTCCAAAGAAATCAAGCGAGGTAAACTTGAAGGTGATGTTAAAGATATAACCCTAAGAATGTTCCGTGAATTCTACCAATTTATGTGGATGAACCGTGGTTATTGGGAACCAAGACTTAAAAATGCTTAACTATGAATAATTCTACAACTGAATTTAAAAATGCGATTGATAAAGCATATACTACTCAACCAAATGTTAAATTAAATACCACAACAATTGGTGATGCTTTAAAATATAAATCATCATTTACTGAAGAGTTTGATGATGATGGTAATAAGTATGAAACTTTTTTAAATAAAAAGATGAATACCAAAAAAATTGATGAGGAAAAATTAAAAGGTGGTTTATCTGATAATAAAACTATTGAAGATATCGCAAAAAAACACGACAAAAAAGGTTATTATGATATCAAAAATATGGTTTCTTCTTTGAAAAAAGAATTAAGTATGGGTATTAAAGTTGAAATGGAACACACTAAAGATAAAACCAAAGCAAAAGAAATCGCCATGGACCATCTTTGGGAAAACCCAACTTACTATTCTAAATTAAAAAAAATAGAAACAAAAGAAGCTACAGGATCAGGTTCATCAGGTGCGTATTCAGGACCTGTTTTTGGTGGAGATAATCAGTTTTGGGAAAGAAGTAGATCTGAAAACCCAAAATTAAAAGAAAGTGAAGTTGATAAAGTTGAAGCTAAAGAGGCAACAACATCTGGATCCGTTGGTGGTTATGAATCACCATCTATGTGGGCTAAATCAACAAGTAAAAAAGATTGGGGTCCAAGTAGAAAGACTCAAATACCTGGAGGAGGATTTGTAAAAATTAAGAAGAAATGTACCAAATTTCCATATTGTAATCAGGGTGATATTAATAACCTTAAAATTAGTAAAAACGAATCAGTTAAAGAAGCTATTGAAAACGTGGCTAAAAAACTTGGGGTTAGTAAAGACGTTATCATGACTATTTTAGAACATGAGTATGAAAACGTAGGTAAAAGAATAAAATAAAGATATTTATAATAAAAAATACAAGATGAAAAACTTTCAAGAAAATATTGATAAATTAGTCTCAAAGATTTTAAATGAAGAAATTGAGACTAAAGTTAAACATATCACAGAGACAAAAGGTCAATGGGAAGAAATTAAAATGGATGAGGAACTTAGTGGTAAACAGTCCAAAATTGATGTTGCCGAACCTAAAGGTAAGATAACTGCCGCAGATTTTAAAAAACTAAGAGACGCTAAAGCACATAAAAAAGAAGTTGAAGAAATTTACACTGGTTATGATTCTGAAGAGGAAGAAGTTGAAAAATTATCTCAAAATGAACCAACATATGTTGGTAAAGGTTTAGCTGATAATAAAATTAAAAACAAAATTAGAAACAAAATGTTTGGTTCATTTGATGATGGACATGGTTGGTTTGACCAATCTGACAGAGAACATACAGGTGAATTTGATTTTGATTACGATGAAGAGGAGTTTGAAGACTTTCCATCATTAATGGATAAACACGGTAAAAATCAAAGATGGTTTGCACCAAATGATGGGGAAAAATTCTTTAATCAATATAAAGATAAGTTCGGTGGAAAACCGTTTAGAGTTAGAATTGCTAAAGGGTTGGAAGAAGAAGCTGAGACTGAAGAAGGTAATGCGTTTACAGGAGCTTTAGCTAAGGCTAAAAAATCTGGTGATGATAGTTTTGAAGTTGATGGTAAAGAATATAATGTTAATGAATCTGAAGACAAATGGATTCAAAAAACTAACATGAAAAAAGGTGCGTTACATAAAGCGTTAGGGATTCCTGAAAGTCAAAAAATATCTAAAACTAAATTAAACTCAATTAAGAAAGATTTAATGTCTAAAGCTAAAGGTGATAAAAAATTATCTGATGCGGATTCTAAGTTGTTAAAACAAGTTAACATGGCATTAACATTAGGAAATATTAATGAGAGTAAAAATACTTTATCGTTAACAGAGAATGAGTTAATTGATATGATTGAAAATATTGTTAAAGAACAAACAGTTAAAGACTCATCAGAAAAAAATAATTTTGGTGTTAATAAACCTCAAGGTTTAAAGAAAACTGAAAAAGCTCAAGGTGAAAGTCAAAAAGAAAATGACAAGTATGCTAAAGAAGTCGTTAAGAAAATGAAAGATTACATGAAAGACATGTATATGGGTGGAGGAAGTTATGATGAAAATCCTGACGATTTCCCTCAAAGTAATTACGACATGGAGAAAGAACATAATGAGATGAAGTACCACCCATCAGATGCGGTTGAGGAATACATTGAAGCTTTTTCTTATCCTGGTATGACAAATCTTGTTTATGATGAAATTAAACCAGACGATGAAATGATTTCAAGACAAATTAAAGGTGATTCTAAAAACGGTAATGCTGTAAGTGGAAAAGATGGTAAAGCGTTAGGTAACGTTTCAAAAAGAAGTGAGAAGGTTGGAGAAAGATTTAAAAAGAACTTTGATGAAAATTTATATGGTGCAGAACAAATGAATGGTACTTATAAAAAAACAATCGCACCTGTTGATATTGCTGGGGGTAAAAAACAACCAGGTTCTTTAAAAAGTATTAAAGGAGGCTCAACAGGTAAAGCAAACAAAATCATGAGTCAATTGGAGTCTACAGAAGCTAAAGCAACTAAGATTATCAACGAAGATTTACAGAAAATGAAAAATTTGATATCTTATAATAGAAAAACTCAATAAAAATTCACATTTAATAAAATTAGACTATAATTCTCCATAGAAACAACATTCTATGGAGAATTTTTTTAATTGGATGACTAAGCCAATGCCTCAAGAAGAAGTTATAATATGGTTCAATATTCATAATATGAATTATGAAAAAATTGAATTGTATGGTGATATCTCTAAGTCATTAACCAAAATTATTATGGATACGTATCTCGGAGAAAACATATCTGAGACCAAAATAACGCTATCTGATGAAGATAATGCGTCTCATTTTGAATGGTGTTGGAAAAAAATGATTAATGACTTTAAAAAAGAAAATATTATTATTAAATTAAATGGTGATCACAAAGAATATTTCCAATCTTTTTTTATGGACACATTCTATAATCAATCTAAAACTAGTATAAAACATTCAATCGATAAATTTTTAAATGAAATATTTGACACTGAGGTAACATTTTCTAAATCAGATTTAGATTTATTAACAGAATTATATAAATTAATGGAAAAAAATATGGAATAAATCGTTGATTCTATTTACACCAGAAGGAAAAAACTTACTTTTTAATTATTAAAATAAACAATTACAATTTTTAAAGAAATGGAAACATTAGAACAAATTAAAGTGTTGACTGAATTACTTTCAGTAGATACTACAAAGTTTTTTGGCGGTAACAAAAGCGCAGGAACAAGAGCTAGAAAATCTGCTCAAGAGTTGAAGGCATTACTTCAACAATTAAGAGGTGAAATTTTAGAACACAACAAGACAGAAAAAAATGCATAATATTGATACAATATATCTTTTTATATTTGTTTTCACAATATTGGTGTCATTAAAAAATGTCACAAATTTTTTAGGTGCCCTGTTACAAAAAGAACCAAAACCATTGGTCTATAGTAACAGGGAACTTATCCTCTTAGGAGTATCAATTAGTTATATTATAACATATCTATTACAAAAATGAGTTTTTATAAAGAAATATTACCATTCGTTGAATATATCCATTCAATTAGAAAGTTGGAGACATATCTAAGTTTTGATATGAAGTTCCCAACTAAATGGTCTATACCTAAGAGTATAGTAGATGAAGGACAGGTTATTGGGTTTGAGGTTGATGATCAAAACTCAAAAGGAATAACATTTATTTGTCCAATTGCCGAAAAAGATATGTCAATCACTTTAGTTAAGATTGGTAAGGTAATTAAATTAAATAAAGAAAGAGAGTTAAAAGAAAGATTGTTTAAGCAAACAGTAGAACAACTAAAACAAACTTTTGAAAAAACTGATTTAGATAAATTACAGAATCTATACTTTGATTTTGATGAGGGAGACCTTGATACAGAGTTAGATACAGAATTAGAGAATGAATTAGACAATGAGCAAGACAGACAGGAGTCAACAATTACTGAATTGGTTCAATAGTGAAACACTAAAAGACAAAAGAGAGTTGGATAGACAAAAAGAAAAAATTGTTAGAGAAATAAAGGGGTTAAAAAAAGACGAGCTTTTTCCTAAGCCCGTTAAATTAAGTTTATGGAAGAGAATAAAAATAATACTTTTGGGGAAATAGAAAAATTGGCGTTGATTGCAGAATCAGTCCAAACCCTTTTTAGTGGTAAAGGTACCATTATCTTTGAATTACCTAAAGGTGAGTACACCAATGTCATTAATCACTTTAGAGAGGTTGATAGATACCACAAACAGTTTTCTATTGATATATCAGGAACCGAGTTCCATTTTATTTTGGACGAACAGGATAAGTCGTAAACTTACGATATAAAACTTTTTTATCAAATCCGTTAGATTCTAACAAACTATACAAATATTTTCGTTGAGGGGAGGAACAATCTTTAATAAAAAGACAGTCTCCCCTTTTTCTTTTAAAGAAATATGAAGATAAAGACTCAACAAATCTAGTACACTCTGATTCATTTTTTAGTGAAAATAAATCAATTTCTTCGTCTTTTTGTAGGATAACTTTGTTGTTAAGTACTGATACCATTTTTAACCCATCACCTTTTAAGTGTTTTTTAATAAATTCCTGGGCGGTAATCTTTATCTTATTTCTAACATCATAAATTAAATCTTCTTCTTTGTAATGGTTTATTGATAATATAGACATACCTCCATCTTCTAACTTAACCTTAACACTTCTACCAAACTCATCGGTCATATATACAGGTGCAGATTGATTTACGGACATTTCAATTAATCCTAATTCAAATCTACACTCTTTACCATTCTCAACTAAAACCTCAAAAATTACATCATTAGACTCTTTAATTAACTGTTTAAAATAATTTTTAGCACGAGATAAAGTTATAAACTTCTTTATAATTTTTTTTCTTGTTTTATTCTTAAATAAGACTACCAAATAGTTTGCCATATATGAATAATTATTACGAAATATTAGGAGTAAGTAAAGACGCTACTCAAGATGACATCAAAAAAGCGTACAGAAAACTCGCAATACAATACCATCCAGATAAAAACCCTGATGGCGCTGATAAATTTAAAGAAATTGCTCAAGCGTATGATATCGTTGGTGATGAGAATAAAAGAAAGGATTATGATAATCGTTTGAGTAATCCTTTTGCTGGTGGCGGTAATCAGATGTCATATGAAGATTTTATTAATCAAATGTTTGGTAATCAACAAAACAACCCATTTAACAATACCCAAAGACGAAAGTCAGCTCCTGATAAAATAATTAAAGTTCAAGTTAGTCCAATAGAGTCTTACCGAGGTTCTGATAAAACTATTAATTATATTAAGGATGATAAATGTGACATATGTAATGGGAGTGGAGGAGACCAACAAGTGTGTAATACTTGCAGAGGTGCTGGATTCCAAGTTAAAGCTTTTGGAACTGGTTTTATGACTCAACAAATTAGAACTGCGTGTGGTTCTTGTGGGGGTAGAGGATATACTTTAGTACACAGATGTTATAATTGTGGTGGTAATGGAGTTAAATCCAATGCTCGGGAAATAAATGTTAAATTACCTGTTGGTGTTGATAATGGTCAATATTTAAAGTTGGCGGATTTAGGTGACTTTAAAAATGGTGAATATGGTGATTTGGTTATTCAAATAGAAGTGGTAACTAAAGATGGATTTGAAAAAATAAATAATGACTTGGTTTACAATTTATTTTTAAATTTAGAGGAAGTTAAACAAGATACATTTACAATACCACATCCTGATGGAAATTTAATTATGAACGCGTTAAAAACATTCGACACCTCAAAACCTTTAAGATTGAGAAATAAAGGATATTCAGGTGGAGATATGTTTGTAAAACTAAATGTTAAGTTTGATAGGACTATTTAAACCAAGAAACAATATGTTTAAATAATTCAATTGTTCCGTAAATTGATATGAATAAAATATAAAAACCTAAAAGTATAGTTCCAATTTGGAATGTTCCTGGTCCTTTTTGTTTACATGTTTTACATTCGGATTTTTGTTGTTCGTAGTTTTCCATTATATTTATAATTATGTTACTTGAGCAGATTATTAAAAGAGTTCTATATCAATATCTTGATGAAAAAGAACAACACAAATATAAGAAACCTCGCAAATATAGTCAATCATATTGTGAGAAGACTCCATGTCGTAAAATGGGATTCACTCAAAAGGCGTCCTGCCGTCCATACAAAAATTGTTATAAATAATTTGCTTTTTGAAGTTTTTTTCGTATACTTGTAGAAAAGTAATTATATGATCTCATACATCGGTGGAAAATCAAAAATAGGAAAATGGATAGTTCCGTTCTATCCTGAAGATATGGAAACATATCTTGAAACTTTCGGAGGAATGTTTTGGTGTTTCTTTAACATGGACTTATCAAAGTACCCTAATCTTAAGAAGGTCGTTTATAACGACTTCAATCCACTGAATTATAATTTATTTCAGTGTATTAAAAATCCGACACTATTGTTGGAGGCGATTAATTCTATTCCTTGTCAACAATTTGGGGAAGAAATTACGCCGACTATCTATAAAGAACAATTCAATAACTTTCAATCAGAGTTGTTTGAGAGTGGATTTACAATTAACTACCCTGACTATGTGGTGGCATCAAAGTATGTTTATATTTTAACATCTGTGTTTAGCGGTAGTAAACCTGAGACAAGTTCATTCATTGACTTGAAAGGTAAGTATAAATCAAAATATCTTACATTCAGGGATAAGTTATTAAAACCTGAATGGGTTGAACATTTCTTAAGGATAACAGATGTTGAGAATATGGATTTTGCTGACGTTATTAAAAAGTATGATTCACCAACCACATACATTTATTTAGACCCACCCTATTATCGAACTGAAAATTATTATTCTAATCATGATTTTGGAAGAAAAGACCATGAGAGATTAGCAGATTGTTTAAAAAACATACAAGGTAAGTTCAGTTTATCTTATTATGATTTTGATTTATTACATGAATGGTTTCCTGAGGACAAATATAGATGGGAGAAAAAAGAGTTTGCTAAAGCAGCCGCAGCAAAGAAAGGTACAAAACAAAATATGGGAGAAGAGTTGTTAATATTAAATTATTAAGTTACTTTTGTGTCTTCAATATATTTATAGTATAAAAATACCGCAGATGAAATTTACGTCGTTATTAAAAACAGTTATTCTTGAACAATCAAGATTCGAATTATTATTTGATGCGTTAACTAAACCGTCAAAAGATAAAGAAGGAAATAAGGTTAAGCCAAAGTTAAATAAAGATGAGTTTATCTTATTAGTTAATGCTGACCCTACTACTAGAACTAATAATGTTAACATGTTAACTGCGGATTCTAAAGAACTTGCTAAAGTTAAGGCTGGTAAGTATGTTCAATGGTTAATTAAGAATTATTTATTACCAAAAACTGAAAGACAACCTGGCGATAATGGTTATGAAAAAGAAGTAAAACAAGTTAAAGAAACTTTCATGGAGGACTTATATAAGGTTACTGATGACCTTACAAAGTTTGAAAGATTCAAGAACAGATTACCTCAAGATATGAGGGACATTAATAAACTAACTCCATCATTATTATATGATGCGGTTAAAGACTTTGATTTAACTTTAGCGACAACAACTAAATCTGAAAGAAAATCGGCACCTGTTCATCCTGGTTCTAAATTATTATTTGACGGTCCAACATGGAGAGTTATTGAGATTAAAGATAAGGGAGCGGTTGGTAAAGAGGCAGCTTGTTTCTATGGTGGTAATCAAAAAGAAACTAGATGGTGTACATCAGCACCAGGCCTATCATATTTTGAGAGATACATTAAAGACGGACCTTTGTATGTAATATATAAATCAGGTGATACAGACGTTACCTCTGATACAGGTTTACCAAAAGAAAGATACCAATTCCATTTCCCAAGTAATCAATTCATGGATAAGGATGACCGTCAAATTGATTTGGTTAACTATTTAAACGGACCAATGTCTGAGTTAAAAGATTTCTTTAAACCTGAGTTTGCACAAGGATTAACCGTTGGTGGTGAAAAACTAGTTATTGATAGTTTTAGTCACGGGGCTGTTGGTAAATTTATCGGACTTTACGGTTTAGATGATTTAATTGATAATCTACCATCAACGTTGAAAGAGTTCCAAATTCAAAACAGAGATAAGAATGATGTTATAATTACCATCCCTGAATCTATTGGTAGATTTAAAGATTTGAATATGGTTTTGTTTGACAATTGTGTTGAGAGTATTCCTGATTCAATCTGTAATTTACCTAAATTAAGATTTTTAGCGTTAATTAACAACAAAAAACTTACTGAAATACCTGAGTGTGTTTCTGAATTACCAAACCTATTTTTCTTAAACCTTAAAGGAAGTCCAAATGTTAGAGTACCTGAAAGTGTACAAGCAAGAGGAACTGACATGGGTGGTGGAATGTGGGACCTACAAGACTAATAACCTTTTAAATCTAACAAAATGAATGTTGATGTTGAAATATACATAAATAATATTGTCAAATTTTTTAAGTCAAACCCTAAAGACCTTTTAAATCTCGTTCCAAAAGAAAGAGAAGAAGATTTTTATGGTAAGATAAGAGAAGTTGCAATTGAAAACTCAGACAAGGGAAAGGATGCTCCATTAACTCAAAAACAAATGATTGACATATGTGTCGTGCTTAACGGTAAAACACCAAAAGAAGATAAAGTTGTTGAGGAAAAACTTGAGAGTTATATTATGGGGACAAAATTTGGACCTATGTTTTTAAACTAATAAAAAAAAAATATGATATCATTAATTTTAGTAATTTTAGCGGGAATTTTAAATGCCGCAATGGATATTATTGTATCAGCGATACGATATAATAAAAGTGTGTTTATGATGTTACCCAAGAAATGGGAGACATTTTTTGACTCAACAGTTTCTTGGAAGAATAAATGGAAAAATGGGGATCCAAATCAAGGTGAAAAGTTTTTTGGATCAAGTACTTTTTTAGTGTGGACAACAGACGCTTGGCATTTGGCTAAGACAACAATGTTGTTTCTACTTTCAATGGCAATTACATTTTATACTCCTTTAGTGAATAAGAATATTGATATTTTTATTTATTGGATAGTATTTGGTTTTACATTTGAAATGTTTTTTAGTAAATTTTTTATGAAAAAAAAATAAGGTATAATATCATATACTTTATTAAAACAATTTTTAATTATGGAAACACCATATATAATAAAAGATTATGAACAAAGAGAAGGTTTTTTGGCTAGAAATCAAATCTTAATACCTAAAAAAGGATTTGACGAATATCTTAAAGATAAAAAAATGAGTCTTGTTTATAGTGAATCAACCTCTGATTTCGAAACTGGTAAAATATCATTTGAGTCTAAAATTTATAAAACACAACAATCGTTTTATTTAAACTTATTGTTTGATGACGATGGTAGTACTAATATGACAATATATTATAAACAACAACAGTTAAGTGAATTAACTATATTTGTAACACAACTATTAAAACAATTTAAAAATTATTCAAAATAAAAAATATGGAAATTACATCAAAAGAATTAAAAGAAAAAATTAAAAATGGTAATAAAGTTATTATTGATTTCTATGGTACATTTTGCGGACCTTGTAAGGTGATGAAACCTATGTTTGAAGAAGTAAGTCAAATGACTATAGAAAATAGGTTACCTGTAGAGTTATTTACGTTTAACATAGAGAATGACAGAGAGTTTATTACCGAATTAGGGTTAAGAAGTGTCCCAACAATTAAAGGATTTTCAAATGGAAAAGAGGTTTTTTCAGAGATTGGACTTAAACAAACAAACGCCATTTTAGAAATGGTTAATAATTTAAACAAAATATGAAAGATTTAAGTGTTGTAGTTTACACAATGAAAGGGTGTCCTTTTTGTACAGACTTTAAAGAAATGTTAGTCAAAGAAAACATTGAGTTCTTTGATAGAGATATTGATGAATATAAAGAAGAATATGATTTATTTGTTGAAATAACCAATAATGATATGATTCCTTCGTTATTAATTATTGAAGGTGATGAAAATTCTCACGAATCATTTTTATATGCACCTGAAAGAAACTACAATGAGTTAACTGAGGCTCTTGATATTATCAAAGGTCACAGAAAGAATGTTGGTATAATTTAAAAAATTATAAAATCTTTTATTCTTTTTTTAAGAAAATCATAATCCTGAAGTGGGTTGGTTATTTCAATAGACCAATCCACTTTTTTTATGTCCTGTTCTAACCAAGACATATCGAAGTCAAATACATCAAGAATTGCTGAAGTTAATACCATATCAACATCATTCAATTTAGTTTTAACTAAAAATAATTGGTCACCAGACTCGTCTTTTTTGGTTGACATTTCAAATACCAATGTGGATACAGGGTATAATGATGGTATATTGTAGAATATGTGTTTACCATAATAATATAATAATCTACCTTGATTCAATGAATATCCATGGGGAAATTCAGAACAAAAAATTAAATTGTTGCTTTCAGTTATAGGTTTTAGAAAATGTCGGTAATCATATGAAACTGTAGAATCTTCTTCAAATGATTTTATTTGTGAGTTGTGATAAGAACAATTGTTAGTATTATGATATGCAAAGGTTAATGATTCTGATGGTTTTAACTTTGAATCATACTCAATTAAATCTATTATATGTGTAAGTTTTACCTCACCAATTAAATCTTCAAATTTTATGATAAATTCATCTTTAAGTTTACCGATGTTTAACGGTTCGTTATATGTTGTTTTACCTTTAATAACGTAAAAGTTAAAACAATCAACAACTTGAATTATACTCTCTTCTTCTTTAGGTATTTGGTTTAAAATGAAATCTGCGAACAAATTTACAAGGGATAATCTACTAACAGGTGACTTTAATATCATTAGTTTTAGTTTTTAATATTTATTGTTTTACTAATTATAATAAATTTAATTGTAAAAACAAATAAGTTTTTTAAGATAAAGGAACTATTGGGTGTTTACTTGAAGAAATTATAAAAGAAAAGGGACTAATTTAAGTCCCTTTATTTATTATATCTTTTATCTCATCTACGGAATCGTATAACATTTTTAGAAATCTTGGCCACATATCAGGATTAAATTTCTTAATTGTATTGATTAAGATTAAATAATATGGTTCTTTATTATTCATAAATTCACTTGTTTCAGGATATTCAGTTGAAATATTTGCTAATAAGTTTGCAATTCTTGTATCTTCTAAACCTTCATCACTTATTCTATTAATAACATCTAAAGATAATCTTGATAAAGGTTCACTTTTAGCGAAATAGTTAAGGATATTGTTTAGTGATTTTAAAAGTAATTGCCTGTTTTCAACTTTAATTACCCCATCATTTCTTCTTCTAAACTCATTAACTAAACCTTCTAAAAATTCATTTGTGACGGATCTAAATTCAACAGGATGACCCCAATATTTCTCATCAACTGTAGGGTCATAATCTTTCCAATATTTGTCATTAGACCTTGTAGTAAAGTTTGGGTCGGTTGCATGCATTAATTCATGGTATAGGGTTAAAAATAAATTCTTTTTTGAACCAAATAGTTTTGGATTAAGTTGCATTACAAACTTTTGAGGGTTTCTTGTTGTTTTTGGGTTTAAATCCATTTGACCGTAATTTTTATATCTTGGATTTAAAAATATTCTAACTTTACCTTCACTACCATCTGCGGTTATGAATTCCATTTGGTCTACCTCAATCTTTCTTGGGATTTCTTTACTACGTAAAGTCCATAATCTATCAGTTAACTCCAATAGTTTGGTATAGTCTTCAGGTGACAATTTATATCTTTTTTGTTCAGATATAACGTTTGATAGTATGTTTATAAACTTAATCATTCTATGTTAAATATAATCTCTGAAGTACATGTTGATGTTTTTATCAACTTTTCTTGAATCGGGATAATCAGGAGGGTAAACAGATAAACAATCCATACCATCTTTTAATAAACTCAAATAAGAACCCCAATATTCCAATGTACCACGATTATACCCTTTATTATCACCTAAATAATCGGTAATATAACTTTCAAAGTTATGTATTGGTGTTCTAAATTTTTGAACTTCAGTATCTTTTTTGTATATATGTGGTCTTGTTACCCATTCACCTTTTCCAAAGTAAGTTAAAAGTTCGCTCCAAACATCTTCATATAATTCTTCTTCATATGCGTTATTGTAAGCCGAACCATAGATACTATATAACTCACCTTTTAATTCATCAAGTTCGTTATCCATTAGTTCATTCATGGTCTCTGAATTATCAACCACTTGGTCTATATTTGATTGGTCAATAATAACATATTCAGGATGACCCTGTTGTTGGGCGTAATCTTCAAGTAAATCGGTATGTACTCCAATTTGTTTACCTTCTAACGATTTAATAATATATTCTTTTAGGCGTAATAAGTTTTCTTTAGTTAGTTCTTCAATTACGTCACGATAAAGATTGTCAGTTAAATCATAAGAACCCCAACCATAGGAATGACTATCATACTCACCACTTAATAGTGACTCAACCGTATCTTTTGAAAGGTCGTTTCTATTTCCACTACAAAATAATTCGGCAAGGTCTCCCTGATTGTCAATAACCAAATATACTTCACCATTAACTAATTCAACATCACCTAAATACTTTAAGACATATTTCAAAAACTTCTCATTATTGGTTTCATAATAAAATAATAATAACTCATTTTGGTATTCTTCCGCAAATCTTCCTTCAGGGTCTAATTCATCTAATAACCCTCTCTTATTGACAATCTTAAGGAATGTTTCAATGTCGTTGATATACTTGATAAAATCAGTATCACCTTCATTAAACATTTCAATTAACTCATTAATATTCATAATATATAAATACAAAAAAAGGGGTAAAATTTTACCCCTTTCATAATTTTGTTAAATGTAAGACAATTAGTTACTTGTCTTGTTCACATTGTAGTACTTTTCAATAGTCTTTTTGATTGCACTTTTAACACTTTCTGTTGTTTGTTGTTTCTGTGCTTGTGCTGCTTGTACTTGTTGAACAGTAGGCTGTTGTGATTCGTTTCCTTTATTTTTGCATCCGCATCCTGACATAATTTTTATTTTTTAATTTTAGTTTATTAGTTTAAAGTTATGTTTATAAATAGTTTTTCTTATGGAACCATTATAACCATTGTTTACTTTTACCCCTCTTAATGCCGATGATAATTTAACTCTAACATAAGATGGATTACCTTTTGCAAATCCAGTTTCTATTAAATAATTTGCACCATCAACCAAAGTTTCAAATATAAATTCTTCATTAGTTTCAAGATTTGTTAATGAAAATTTATTTATATTCCCATTCTTATTTAAATTATATTTTGATAATTTAATTTTCACTTCATCATTAAATGTGTTTCGTCTAAATTCGTTTACCGATGCTAAATTATAACCATTTTTAAGATTATTAGATTCATATAGTGTAATAAATTTATTTTCAGTTTCAATTAACTCACTAGGGTCACAATATTCAACAATTTCAAATATAAAAACACCTTTACCATATTTGTTATATGATTTTTGTAAATATTCATTATCGTGAATACCTTTATCCAACATCCAAAAATGTTTATATTCTCGGTTTGAAATATTAACACTACTACCAATGTAAACCTTGTTATTAATGGTGTTAGTTATTTTGTAGATACCAGAATTCATAAAAATTGAAATTGTTCTTTCTTAATAATAAATACTATCTTTGATGAAATATAGATACAAAAGAATATTTATCAAATAAAAGTGTGATGGATTTTTTAAAATTAATACAAGAAGGAAGAGTTGATGACTTTAAAGTCAAGTATTCTCAGAAATTTGGTGGGGACAATGTAAATAAGATTATTGCGTCAGTTCCACAAAAATATTTGGATTGGGTTGGTAAGAACTTAGATGTTGTAAACTTTGACGAAACGTTCGGTAAAACTACCGAGGCATTAAATAAGTTTGAAAAGATTTCAAGTAATTTACCTATAACTGATTTAAGTCAATACAAAAGTGTTGGTCAGTTATTGGGGGCGTTAAGTGAATATGATGGTAGACAAAGAAGAAATGTTAAGAAGGTTGAGGGTGGTAATGTTGTTTATGATGATGATAGGTTTTTTGTTGTTAATCCACTAACTCACGAGTCATCTTGTTATTATGGTCGGGGAACCAAATGGTGTACTACCGCTGAAACGGATACACATTTTAAAAGATATAATGAAGACGGTAAATTATTTTACATAATAGATAAAACCCTCCCAACCAATGATCCTTTTTATAAGGTAGCACTTCTTAAAAAGTTCGATGGGGATAAAACCTATTATGATAGTAAAAATGAAACCATTAAAAATGGGTGGATATTAAATACAAATAAATTAAATGAAATTTTAACATCAATTGACGAGTATCTTAATGCTGAATATGCCCAACAAATAAAAATATTCTCAGACAAAGAAGCCGCTAAAAAAGAAAGAGAAAGACTTGATAGATTGAGAATACAAAGAGTTCTTCAAGATAGAAGAGAAGAAGCGCAAGAAAGAAGATTGGAAGGTGAGTGGGAGTTAGGTCCTGACTGCCCTGACGTAGGTTTGAGGGCACATGCATTACTCAATTCGTTAGCTTCAAATGACGATGTTGAGATTATCACCAATGAAGATCGTGGTGAAATTGCCAGAATTGAAAATGAAATTCAAAGACTACAGACAGAATATGATAATGATGAAAATGTTAGACAAGATCTATTGGATGAGATAAGTGAATTGGAAGATACTTTGGAAGAACTAAAGACAAAAATTGATGTTTATAATATTGTCCCAACTGATGATTATTATGATACAACTGTTTTTGAAGTAATTGACGAACCAAATCTTGAAAATAATAGATACGCGGTGGGTGATGAAGATGAAATGCAATCAAGTGCATATGAATCTGTTGAGGAATTAATTGACGATATTGGTTATAAAGGATTCAACGAAAATTTTGCAAAATATTATATTGATGAAGCTGAGGTTATTCGTTATGCTGAGGATTTGTTTGAGGACGATGTTAGAGAAAACCCTGATTCATATATTAATGAAGATATGAGGATGTTATCGGATGACCAAGAAGATAGTATTAAACAATTGAGATTTAGAATATCTAAAGCTGAATCTATGATTAACCGATTTGAATCTGAAATGGATGGTGAGAATGATGATGATTTACAGGAAAGAATTGATGAGATGAATGAGGTAATTGAAGAAATGAATGATGAGATTACAGATATTGAATCAGACCCTGAAGGAGACTTTCCTGAAGACGAAATTGAAAATGCAATTAAAAACAGACTTTATGATATCAAACGTGATGTAACAGGGTTTATGGAAGAATATGGATTGAATTGGGAAGATTATATTAATAGGAGGGAATTTATTGATGGTGTAATTGATGAGGATGGTTATGGTGTTACTTTAAATCGTTATGATGGAAGTGTTGATGATGTGAGAGTTCAAGACCAATTGTTTTATGTTATGAGAATTGATTGATTAGTATAAAATTTCAATTATTATTCCTGTATGGCGAGAAAAAAGAAAATGTCATTTAAATTGAATCCTGAGTGGATGTTAAAAGAACCATTGGATTTTGAATACAACAAGTACACCTTGTTGGACTATATACAGAAATGCGAAAAAAGCCTTGATAGGTTTGAAATATATCCTGATTTTATTGAATTGTCATTACACTTGGCAAACATGCAATCGTTAACAAAAGAACATACCTTATTATTAACGAACAAGAAGTTCGAGTCATGTGATGATGAAATCATGTTGAAAGACTTATACCCAAAAAAACCTCGCCAACTTTCCGAAGAAGAAGAAAATGAGTTAACCAAAACAATTCAATATTCAAATAACAAATTATACGACACCTTTAATTTTGCCAAATCAATATGGAACTTAGCGTTTGATAGTGTTGAAATTTCTTTAAAAAAGAACAAAGGTTTTTTATCCTCAGGAATTGGTTATGTGTTCTATTACAGAAAAAAAGAAAACAAAGTATTTGTTTGGGAGTATCAAATAAAAAGAGACCGAAAACAACCAAATAGTAATAAAACAACTCTTAATTTAATATATGGGAATTCACCTGAAGACATAACATTATCTTCAATAATTGAAACCAATTCATCATTTGTTAAATCTAAAAATTATAAGACATTCCCTGTATTTGAAATGCAGTGTAATCAAGACTTTCCAATGGAACAGACAATAGTTCCAATAATGAAAAGAAAAGTTATAGCATACATTTTTCAAATTCTTAATATTAGTAAAATAAAAAATTTTGACTCTGAGTAATATTTTTTTTATAATTGGTTATCATGGGATTTAATAAGAGATATATAAACCACCAAAATACCTTAATTGCTCTTCAATCCAACAGATTAAAGGAGTATTATGGAAAAACTGATGCATTTATTTTCCAAGATTATGAAAGCGAAAAGATTTATGACTTATTTGTTGAAGGTAAAACAGAGAAAGAAATATTAAAAATTATTCAAAAATAATATGGAACAAAAAATTATCAAAAACTTATTGGGTAAACTCAGGCAACCCATACATATCGATTACATATCGAAATACATCCTTAATCAATCAATGGATGATACCATAAATTTAATTAATAAATTGGTTGAAGAAAATATTATAGAAGAATCAAAATACGCGAAGAATTATTATGTGGTTAAAAGTATATAAAAAATAATATGGAAGAAAAAGAAATGGTTAATCACCCAAGTCATTATGGGGGAGAAAGTAACCCATATGAGGTAATTAAAGTTATTGAGGTTTGGAACCTTGACTTTCACCTTGGTAATACTGTAAAGTATATTTCAAGAGCGGGAAAGAAAGGTACAGATAAAGAACTTCAAGATCTAAAAAAAGCATTATGGTACCTTGAAAGAAAAATACAAAATTTAGAAAAAAATAAAATATGAGAGAATTAGAAAATATTATTAACACCATAATCAATGGGGATTCCGTACAAGTTATGAAAGAAATTCCCGAATCGACAATTGATTTGATAGTTACAAGCCCAAAATATAATGTGGGTATTGATTATGATAGTTGTGATGATAGGATGCCAATGTCTGATTATTGGGAATGGACAAAAGAATGGTTAACTGAATCTTTCCGACTTTTAAAGGATGATGGTAGGGTTGCTATAAACATTCCCTACGAAGTTAATGTTCAAGATAGAGGAGGTAGGGTTTTATTTATGGCTGAGTTTTGGTCAGTGATGAAATCTGTCGGGTTCCAATTCTATGGGTTAGTTGACCTTGATGAGAACTCACCACACAGAAGTAAGACTACAGCTTGGGGTTCATGGATGTCACCAAGTAGCCCATACATTTATAACCCAAAAGAATGTGTAATATTAGCCTATAAGAAAGACCGTATTAAAAAAGTTAAAGGTGAACCACAATGGAAAGCTGAAATGGTTGATATGGAACAAGAAGATGGTACTGTAAAAACTAAAGCGGTTTATCAAGAAGAAGACAAGAAAGAATTTATGTCTTTGGTTTATGGTCAGTGGGAATATTTTGCGGACACAAAACAACAAACCAAAGCCACATTTTCAATGGATGTTCCAATAAAGGCCATTAAGATTCTTACTTATAAAAATGATATTGTTCTCGACCCATTCGCTGGCAGCGGAACTAGTTTGGTTGCTGCGGAAACCTTGGGTCGTAGATGGATTGGAATCGAACTGAGTGAAAACTATACCAAAGTTGGACAAGAAAGGGTACAACATTTTATTGATTTAAATAAACAAACTAAAATAGAGTTTAAGTAAAAGGGTTTAACGACCCTTTTTTTTGTTTTATGGATATTTATAATTAAAACAAAAAAATGAGTCAAATTATAATAACTGAAAAACAATTGGGACTTATCACCAATAAAGTTTTAAGTGAACAAAAATCCAAAAAAGGAACCATTAATGAATCTTTATTTAGTTTTGAAAATATTTTAATGGCTGCAGGGTTTGTTCCTGTTGTTGGAGAAATTGCTGATATTGCTTTAATATGTTACTACCTCTATAAAGGTGAAAAATTATACGCAGCGTTAATGTTAATAGCGTTAATCCCAACCGTTGGTGATTTTATTGCTAAACCGATTATTAAATTATTCAAAGGGAGTGGAGGAGGAGCTGCGGCCATGAAAGCAGGAGGTAAAACATTAACAGAATATTTGGCAAAAAACCCTCAAATAGCTAAAAAGTTTAGTAGTTTAGGTAAATACGTTAAAGAACCTGCAGTTCAAAATACAGTTAAAGGAATTGAAAAAGTTAGTCCGGGGTTAGCGTCAAAATTAAGAAGTGGTTTAGATATGATTACTGGTAATAAAGCTTTAAGTGGAATTAAGGCAGGTGGTAAAGAGGTTATCGCAGGCGGAAGTTTCAAAACAGGATTAAAAGATTATTTCCAAGGACAAAGATTATCTAAGTATTTTGAAAAACGTGGTGTTCTACCTGAAACAGGCATTAAAAGATGGTGGTTGAATGTTGGAGCAAGACAAGATAGAAGAAATGCTTTTAGACAATTTATTGTGGCAAATAATTTATTAGCTTACTTTGGAATACCATCATTATCTACTTTTGAAAGAAAATTATCAGATGATGCCGAATTTAGAAAAAAAGTTGCAGAAGACCCAAAAACAAGTGATTATATCGCACAAAACTTTGAAAAAGGAGATATGGTGACAAAACAACAAACCCCTGAAACTACACCATCTAAAGAAGAAATTGACCAATACATTAAAAATAGGAACTCAGGTAACTCTGCAAGTTCATTGTTTAATATGGGAAGTATTAATTTAAATAATAAAGACGGATTCTCAAATATTTTTACTACAATGTTTGGGGGTTCTCCACAAGTATCATAAAACTAAGTATAATAGTAAAAATATGGCAAAGAAAATTATAAAATTAACTGAAGGTGATTTAATGAATATCGTTAAAAGAGTCATCCAAGAACAGGATGAAAATTACAAAATTAATATCGCAATCCAATGTTTCTTAAATAAAAAAGGAATTAAAGATGATGCAGGACAATCATTAAAATTAGATGGTAGTATCGGTAATTTACCTAACTCTAAAAGTGCTCAAGCAATTGCAAAATATCAATCAAGTATTGGTGTTGATAATGATGGAGTATGGGGTTACGAGACTAATACTAAGATGACACCAAAAGATAAAATGATATACAAACAGTGTATTTCTGACCACGGAGACATAATTGATAAAGGAATGCATTTACTTGGAATTGACTAATTAATGAAAGGAAGAATAACGGAATCAGGAATACGTGATATTTCAGCCTTAAGAAAAAGATATCCTAAAGCAGAAATATATTTTCACCAAGATTTAGATGGTGTAACCACTGCGATTGCAATGAAGAAATACCTTGAAGATAATGGTATTGACGTTATCAATTCACATGTTATCCAATACGGTGATAAAGAATTTGCGGTTAAAAAACTTGACGCAACTGGTGATGTTATGCCAGTATTGGTTGACTTTGCTCACGGTAAACCAATGTTCGTTATTCATACTGACCACCACGACAGACAAGCAGGTGCGGAAGGTACCAAGTCCACATCATTTAGACAATCTCGTTCAAATGTTGAAACAATATCTCAAGTAGTTTCACCAAAAGAATTATTCCCATCTTCAGATATATTATTAATCAGTACTGTTGACTCGGCAGATTATGCAAAATATGATATATCACCTGATGAAGTTGTGAATTATATTTTTAAATTAGATAAAGATAAGTCATTACAAAAAAATAAAATGTTAATGGGTCTTGTTATTAACAAGTTATTATTGGCATTTAAAAACAAAAAAGGTTTCTTAGAAGGTTTAGTACAAAATTCAGAACCATCTTTATTGTCTATATTAACAAACATTAAAGATTGGATGAAAAAAACTAATGCCGCAAACCCCAAAGAACTACAAAAGAATGCCGAGGCATATAAAGAAACTATGAAAGGTTATCCTAAAGTTGAGGATAATATTATATTTCAATATGGTGGAGGTTCTATGATTAAGCCAGGTTCTTATGATAGGTATACACCATTTAGGAACAATCCTGAAGCTGACTTTTTAATTATGGCTTGGCCAATGGGGTTAGTACAAGCATCTTGTAATCCTTTCAAAAAAGAAAGAGAACTTAAAGGTGTTAATTTAGGTGAAATCGCTCAAGAAGTTTTATCTAAATGGGAAGACCAATTAAAACAAAGAACAATTCCATTATCTACAATCAAATGGGTTAGTGAAACATCTGCAGTTCCTGAGAGTGTTGGTTTTACATTTAAAGATTTTGAAGCTTTATATGGTGATAAGTTTACAACCATGGAAGGGGGAGAAGGGGTTTTAGATCATATTAATGATATGATGGAAACTCCATTCACCGAATTAACTGAAGAGCATAGGGAAATGTTAGACAAGATTGGTATTAATACTTGGGATTTAATTCAGGCCAACTCAGGTGGACACAAATGTATTACAAATATATCTGGATTAAATTACTTAGGTAGAAGTAAAAGACCACCACAAGGGCAATATAGATATGACTCTGAAAAAGACGATTCGCCTTCAGTTAAGTTCACAAAGATGATTGCTCACGAGTTTGAGAGAAAATTAAAAGAAAAGATTAAAGAGTCTAAGTAATAAAAAACTTTATTTTTTATTAAAAATAATTATTACACTATTTTTTTATTAATAAACTAATATTTTATTAAAGTATTAGTTTATATTTGAACAAAAAAATAGCGTATGGAAAAAATAGTTTTAGGTAAGATTATAAAAAAGATTTTTTTATTATCTGTATTAATATTATCATTAATCGGCGTAACCCAAAAAGAAGTAAATGCTTCTCACGTTGTTGGTTCCGACATATCTTATGTCTGTACAACCACACCAGGTGTTTATCGTGTTCAGTTTAAGATATATAGAGATTGTCAGGGTGTTCAACTCTGTGCCAATTGTCCCACAAGTTTAAGTCCTTCTTGTAATATTCCAATTATATTGACAGGTGGATCTGCACCTACAGGTTCAGGTTTACCAACAAGCCCTTGTGCTGGAATTAATTTTGGAACCCAAAATATAAATGTGGTTACAGGTGTTAGTGGTTTTGATGTTGTACAACTATGTTCAGGAGAAAAATCCATTTGTACTAATTGTGGGACTAGAACACCTGGTACTTTTGTTCCTGGTATTGAGGTGTATACATTTGAAGGGAATATTAGTTTAGCATCTATTCCGGCTAGTTGTTGTTTAATCAATATAGGTTATAGTATCTGTTGTAGAAATGATGCTATAACTACTTTAGTAAATCCTGGCGCTTTAAATTTTTATACTCAAGGTACAATTAATAGGTGTGTAACACCTTGTAATTCTTCTCCAACATTTACAAATGACCCTGTTGCGGTTACTTGTGCGGGACAAGATTTTACTTACAATTTAGGAGCTATTGACCCTGATGGTGATTCTTTAAGTTATTCTTTTGGGCAATCACTTACAGGACCTGGTGTTACGGCGCCATATCTTTCACCATACAGTGCCAATGTACCACTACCTTATTTAGGTGCGCCAATTCAAACACCACCTGCGGTTCCTCCTATTGGTATCAGCATAGATCCTGTAACTGGAGATCTACGGTTTAGACCGATGGGAACCTTTGTTGCTAATTTAATTATAGAGGTTCGACAATGGAAAATGGTAGGAGGAGTACCTACCTTAATGGGTGTAACTCGAAGGGACATTCAGTTTTATAGTAGGATTTGTCCTGAAAATAACCCACCTGTTTTACGAACATGGACCAATGATGGAGTTTTAACCTCACCACAACCAAACTTTAGTTATTCTGTTTGTGCTGGACAACAATTATGTTTTATGATTTCTGCTTGGGATAATACCGCAGTTACCGATACTACAGACATTACTTGGAACGCGCCAACATTATTAGTTAGTAAAGGTGCTACATTTGTTAAAGCATATAATCCTATTCAAAGAACTATGATTGGACCAAAATATGATAGTGTTCGTTTTTGTTGGACACCTGGTCCTGAAATGGCGAGTAATTTACCTTATTATTTTGTTGTTACCGCCAAAGATAGGGCGTGTCCTATTCCGGCTCGTACTACAAGATCATTTAGTATTTTAGTTAGAAGGATTCCTATAGCAAATATCATTAAAACCAACAAAAATTGTGGCTTCTATGATTTTTCATATACTCAAACAAATGTCGTTCCTATTAACCCTTCGTATACTAAATTCTTAATTGAAACAAGCCCTAATTCTAATACTTACCAAACTTTTGTTGGACCTAATGTGATCAATCATAGATTTTTACAAGGTGGTTGGCATAAAATTAGGTTACAGTTAACAACAACTGCACCACCATCACCCAATGGTTGTCCTAACGATAATATTTGGGACTCTGTTTTGGTGGTACCTCCTGTTGATGTAAATATTAGGGATACTTTTAATTGTTTTGGAACTTCAGTTATAGTTAGGGCAAATGGACGAGATGGTACGCCTTTTGGTAGTACTTATCGGTATACTCTATATGGTGGTGGTATGGGTTCAAACAACATTATTAGAACTTTTGGTATTGATTCCAATTTTGTAATAAACCCAACAAACCCTGGTGTTAGTAGCTCTTACAAAGTTGTTATTCAGGATTTGAATGGTTGTAAAGACTCAACTTTATTAAACGTATTTACTCGTAATTTACCGATTAAAGAGTTACCAAATTCTGTTCGTTATTGTTTTGGTGCAACTGACACCATAGATGGTGGTAATAGTAATGGTAGTGTTAATATTTGGCGTTGGAATAAAATTCCTGTATCACCAGTATTGACTGATACTGTATCACAAAAAATTACACCAAGAGATAGTGGTCAATATATTGTAAGAAAAACGGATTTAAATGGGTGTTCTCAGTTGGATACTATTATGGTTTATATTAATGAAAGAGTACCTGTTAGTGCTGGTCCTAATCGAACTATTTGTGAGAAAGACGCACCAATAAATATAGTTGGTGTTGGTACGACCGCAGCCATAGATAGTTTTCAATGGAGATCGATTCCAATATCAAACCCTGATGTTGTTTTAAGTAGAACATCAATTCTAAATGTATCACCATTGATTACAACCAGTTATCAAGTGAGAGGATTTTTAACTTATGGTGGTGTTGGATGTTCTTATGTTGATACTATGGATGTAATAGTTAAACCATTACCAATAATTAATAGACCTGATAATATGTCTTTGTGTAGAAATACTAACATAGTATTACTACCAAATATTACTTCTACAAACAAACCTGGATTGATAACATCGGTATGGAATTATCCATCAAACCCAAATGCGATTAATGGTAATCAAGTTATAATATCTAATTTAATTAATTTACCACCAGTACCACCAACACCTGTAAGAGGAAATATTATTCGTCTTAACGTAAACGATGTTGATGGATGTAGAATAAGTGATTCAATCGTAATCTCTGTCTTTCCTGTACCATTAATTAACGCAGGATCAAGTAGAAACTTTTGTGATTTTGCTAGTGTGTTTAACATTAACCCAGGTTCCCAACTATATTCTCCAAATGGAGGTGCGTTAGCAACTAATGAAGAGTGGTTTGGTCGTGGTATTAATAAACCAAATCCCGCGATTAATTATTATGCATTTAATCCACAAGGTGTTGACGTATTAACTTTACCTGACACAAATATTATAACTTATAAATTTACTGCTACATTCCCATTAAATAATAGTGTGTTATTTACACCTGCGGTTAGTGGTTTTTTCGCACCATCACCAATAGGAGGTTGTTTAGCTACCGATACTTTGGTATTTTCAGTAATAAAAACTCCGAAGTTAGAAACAGGTATTGCACCATCTTTATGTAGGTCAGGTACTATTGTCGATATAGATCAACATATGTTAGGTAGAAGTACAACATCTATTAACCCACTAAGTAGTTATTGGTATATTGGATCACCTGATCAGATGTATAGGACTTCAATAACTAATGGTAGAAATTTCAACCCATCAAGTCCTATATTAGAAAATTTCACCAGACAGTACAGATTAGTATATGCTGACACATCAACAACTTGTAGGGTTGCGGATACAACTACAATTCAAGTTAATGAGAATCCTGTTGTGGATATCGATTATAATATTGTTAGTGATAGTTCAATTTGTAAAACTCGTGGTAGTGTATTCTTCTTTATGAATCCAAATAACATTTCAAGTGTTGATGGTGAGATGAAAAGTTTTCCAACTTTACCGACCACAGCATTTGATGTAACTAATGGTAAATTTACAATCAATAATGTTCCTGATGGGGTTTATAATATTAAATATTATTATAAGGATCCTGGAACGGGATGTGATAACAAAGATTCAATAAATATTAGAATACAAAGTCCACCTCAGGTAGATATTGTAGATGATGGATCGGTTTGTTCTTATGATGCCATTTTTAATGTGGGGTTTAAAACAATACCAAGTTCGCCATATACTTGGAATTGGGTAACACCTGATGGTAACGGGAATATTATTGATAATGGTATAAATGGAATTAACTATACCGCAACACCATTCGACATTATTCGTGGAAAAGTTACTTTTAAAGTTACAACTATAGATTTAACTACCGATCCCGATATTTGTGGTTCTGTAAGTGATTCTATAACTTATACGATTAAACCAAAACCAGTTGCTGATTTTACTATATCACCTGATAGAGGTTGTGTTGATGAGAGATATGGGTTGGTGTTAAATTCAACTTATACTGCGGTTCCAAGTATTGTGGGTAGTACTTATAAGTGGTATATGGATGTTACTGATTTTAATAGTACACCACTTAACTCAAATCCATTTAATCAAACTGTTTTATCACAAACATTTACTAAATCAGGAAATCACAGGATATATTTGTTTGTTGAGGCTGATGGTTGTAAAGATACTACTGACGCTACATTA